GGCGCATGATGGGGATTGGCTTGCGGTACTTCTCTACGGTGCGGACAGCTATGGCATATAGCTTCTTGGCGTCTACAGAGCCTTTGTGGTAGTCAAACCTGCTCGGCCTAGCGTTTACCCTTGGGAAGCAGCGCTTGACCTCCACAACGCCTAGGATTGCGTTCTTCTGTAGCGCATCGGGGTCGTACTCGAACTCCTTGCACTTCTCTCGATTGATTACGTGTGAAGCATGGATGGCGTATTGCTCACCTGGCTCTACGCTCCAGTTCTTTATGATGACATGCCGACGACGATCTACGATGAGCTGCGCCCACGGCTGATGGATAGTTATGACTCTCATCTCCCCGCTGCTCCACGGAGTAGATTGCAACCGTGACACACAGGAACAACATCTAGGGGTTTGGAGTAGTCTCTGTGATCATATCGTGTTGCCCTCTTGTCGCAGTCAGAACACTTCACAAACTCAACTTTTAGATTTGGCAGTTTGCCAATCTTTACGGCATACTGAACCGCTTTGTGCGCTCGATTTGCTCCGAGCAGCGTCTTTTGCTTGCGCCTTACGGAAGGCGTGCGGACCTGCTTGATACCAGGCAAAAGAACCCTGCCCTGCCAACTCACTGCCTGTGGGCATGGAACATCATGAGATCGTTCGCCTACGACCGGCCTGACGCGATTTTCGCTCATTTTGGCTTCCTTCTACGCTCTGCGCGTGCCTTGCGATGCACTTGGCAGTAGCCGCTAACAACTTGCTTCTTCCCGCAGATTTGACAACATCCTGACGCTTGCTTTTTGATTTGCCAGAGTCTTTGTCGGCTGAGTTTGTTTGCCATGCGAAAGATTTTACAAGATTGCTCTTGACAAGTCTCACTTTGACCTTCGCGGCCCCTCTGCTACTCGTTCTGAGTGGCTCTCCGGGCCGCAAGCGTGAAGCCTAATCAGCTACCACGAGGCAGTACGTCAAGCTGCCTCACTCAAAATAATTTCGGATTCATCCGGTCTTTCTCTGCGCGTTCTTCCTCTTCGATCCCTCGCTTGATTCGCTCGAACTCGTTTTTAATTTCTAGTTTTCGGATGCACTCTAGGCAGGGTCCGCGCCGTACACCGTCTACTCTGTGTTGCGTGTCTTTCGCACAGCGGAGGCAATAGGCTGTGCATTCAAGCGTTGCCTTTGTGTAGTGCTCTCCCACGTCTCACGCTCGCCTCGCTGCAAACCTGCCGATTACAGCTTTTCCAACTCTTCTTTGATCTTGAAATACTGCGTTTTGTCGCAGAGAATTAGTCCGCCGATGAACTTTCCATCATAGATTCCCATGAGCACATTTCCGCCAACGCCGATAGTGACCTGCGTATCGCGGTCTTTGTGGACGAGTTTCATGTGTGTCACGTTGTCGAGCGGAGACAAGCGAATATCCATGTTGCGCTCGCACATCGCTTTGAGAATATCGAAATGTCCAGCCTTGTCGCTCATCTCACGCCCTCCGTGCTGCAAACCTGTTCTCCAACGTACCCCAAAGTTTCGCCACGCGCACGCGGATAGCTTCGTTGAGTGCCTTGCAGTCGCCGCACAGGAACACGCCTATGCGTCCACATCCGCAGCACGAAGTTAAGCGCGTCCGCTTGATCGGAGCTACGTGGGTGATCTTCATCTGGTCACATAAAGTATTTGAACTTGTCCACCAACGCTTGCTTTGCTCGGCCCTTCTTGAAAACTTTCTTACGTGTACGCGGAGGCAGCTCCCTCAACATCACGCAGGCTGGGCAGTAACGGCCCTCGAAATACACGCGCTTGGGGTGGCGACCACACCATTTAGGCTTTTGTCGCCGCTGCATCGTCTCTCCGCTGCTGTCCTTGGAGTTTTCTGTTCATGTCTTCGTGCCAGCGTCTCACCATCGCCTCATCTCCAGAGCTGTAAACTTTGCAGAACTTGCTTACCATGCGATGCGCCTTTGGGTCGTACTCGTCTATGCGGATCTGCTTTGGGTAGCCATCGTTGAGGCAGCTCATCGCGGTTTTTCCTGTTCCATTTTCTTAACTACTAACTTCGGGAGGTCGTGCAGGATTTTGCGGATGTGTCGAATCTCCCAAAGTGGACAATCAACAAATCTAAAATTGTCGGCCTTCATAATTCTACAAGCACACGCCGAACTTCCCTCACCCAAGTCCTAGTAGTTCTAGTTCTTGAAGGGTGGGGTGCAGGGGCACCGTAGGTACCCCGCACTAGCCCTGAATTCAAAAAGACTGACACCGCTTGAGACAGTCGGACACTCTCTTCGCTGGGCGTTGCAGCGGAGTCACCGGCTTGCCTGTCTCTTTTCTTCCTGCGGAGCGAGGAATAGCTGGCTCTTGATTCGCCTTGTGAGTTAGGCGAATCAGACTTGCTTGTAAAACGTAACAGTTCATGGGAACGCGCTTCGCGGAGTGAACCTGGTAGACCGTGTGTGGAGGGATAATCTTCGGTGATTGCATCTGTTCCCCCTACAAGGAACAGGGGCAGAGTGTGTAGGCACTCCACCCCCAAAAGCTGCGCAGACCTAACCATTTTCTACCACTTCACTCCGATTTTTGTCAAGCGGAGCCTTTAATTTCCAATTTCTGATCATTCTTGCGTGAGATTCCGCTCTTTTTGAGCGAATAAACCCTGCAAGTTCCCATTTGTCGCGGGTAAAGATCGAACCCATTGCGTTGTGGATTTTTAACTCGCGCTGATAGTGATCAAAGAAAGCCTTTCGCACATCGTCAGAATTTACCAGCGCTCCACCGTGGCCGAGTACTTCCGCCACCATCTGGGCGCGAATTAAATCAGCTTCGTACTTCTTGGCAGCGCGTTCCATTCCCGACATTTTTAGTTGCTCCGCTACGTTCACGATTCACCTTTCAATGTTGAGAGCTGACTCCGACAACTGTTTCAAACTGCAACGCGTGTTCCCTGAAACATGGCGCGAACTGACACAACGATACAATGCCCCTGGTGGCAGATTAAGGTTCATCCTCTTTGAACATTTCTATACTGCGCTGATAGTCAAACAGGCTCATCGCAAGATCTTCCCAAGTGATGGAATACGGTCCCAGTCTCCGCGCACGTTTTAGCGTATTCCTCTAAAGCGAAGCGCAGTTCCATCTTGGCGGTATTTTTACCGAAGACCGCCTCCCAGTCATAGGGCGACACCTGCGGCGAAGTCTCGCGAGCTTCTTGGTAGACAGTATAGATTACCTCTGCAAGTAATTCTGGGTCGCAAACAATCTGGACTAAATCGCGCAGGTGTTTTTCGATCTGCGCTTCATAGATTGATTGTAGGTCGTTGGTTAGCCGCGAACCTTCCTTAATTGGCTGGTATTCCATCATCCCCTCCGTTTGATTTGAAACCTTCCACTGGGAAGCTAGCTAGTTTGCATCCAGTCTGACCGCGGCAGGGGGATAATCCTGCGCGGCACGCCCTTTAGCGTTCTGGCTAGCTCCCGAGTGGGAAGTTTCGGACATGGGCAGAGAATACGCGTATGACAAAAGTCTGTCAAGCAAAATATCGCTTGACAAGTAAAATACTTTTGCTTATGCTCCCAAACATGAAACGCCAAGCTGAAATGGAGATAAGAAGGTTGAAAGCGGGAATGTGCGCCAAGTGCGGCAAAAGGAAGCGTAGGCCGGGCCGCAGACATTGCGAAGAGTGCGCTGTAAAAGTGTCCAATGCAGCACTGGCACGGTACTACGAAAAAAAGGCGAGCGTATGAATAGGCGGTTTACAGAAAGACAAGTCATTCGCGCTTTCTGGAAGCGCGTGAATAAAAATGGTCCTTTGCCACTTGACAGACCAGAGCTTGGGCGATGCTGGTTGTGGATGACAGGAATTAAGGGCGATGGATACGGGGCGTTTACGGCTAATGGCAAAAGCCTTTTGGCTCATCGGTTTAGTTACACTATTCTTATTGGCCCAATTCCTGATGGGCTAGAACTTGACCACCTGTGCCGCCGTACAGGATGCGTTAATCCTTCCCACCTTGAACCCGTAACTAGCCTTGAAAATACGCAGCGCGGAGAACGCGCAACAAGAACACATTGCCGACGTGGGCATCCATATTCTGGTTCTAACCTCTACTTGCTCCCGCACGTAAAGGGTCGTGACTGCCGTACATGCAGGAAATTGGCTAATCAAAAGCGTAAGAAAGCGAAAAATGAACAAAAAATCGCCAACTCAATTATCGCTTGATTACCTAAACAAATCAGGCTACACATGTGCGATTGTGGAGCATTGGAATTCTTTCGCTGGCATTCGGCAGGACGTTTTCGGATTCGCTGACATTCTCGCCTACGGTCGGCACGGGATCGCCCTCATCCAAACTACGACGCAGAACAACTATGAAGCACGCAAAAAGAAGGTACTCGCAAGTCCGCACTTCGAGGGCTGGAAAAAGGCAGGCGGGATAGTACTGCTCCACGGTTGGGGTAAGGACGGTCTACGAGGGGAGCAATTATGAGCAAGAGTATTGACCAACTCATCGAAGAAACCCACCTAGAAGGCGCTACGTTGCGCGAACTGGAAAATCTGGCCCTACGACGCAAAGCCGAGAGGGAACGCTGCCAAGCGGTCGCTGCGCTGCGAGCGGAGCGGGCTGTGGGCCTAGGTCTGCGTCTTGCGGCCCTGATAGTCGGTGCAGGGGCAGTACTGTGGGTACTGTCCACTTTTCACTTTTAGATCGGTCGGGGCAGTCTGGAGGGTGTGTAGCCACATGGCCAAAAAATCTGATTTCGTGCGGGATAGTCGCTTTGAATGCCCAGTGCATCGGACTTCGACTTGCGATTGCATGACCGCTTACAAACTTTGGTCGCTGATTATGAACCTACCAAGCTACGGCTTGATTGCAGGCGATAGCGATAATCCGATGATTTCGCGCAAGGACGTGGTGGCGCTGCTTTATCGCCAGAAGCCCAAGCAGCCGACAGCGGAAGAATTGGGCGAAGGATTTTGCTAAAGCGCGTCCGGCCCCGCGCCGGGGATAGCGCCTCGAAAGGAGAAAGGGACGTGAGAAAAAGTGTTTGGATTGGCTACACGAAGTATCGTTGGAGGAATCATTATCGCTGGGAGTTCTCTGGTGCGTTCAAAAGTTACAAGGAAGCTGCCGAGTGGGTAAGAGTACAAAATGACCGGACAATGCCTGTTAGCGATAGGAGGATATGGCGCTATGACCGAGCGTAAGTGCCTATCTTGCTTGCGGATTCCCTGTGTGTGCGGGAAATATCCGGGCATGAAGATTGATGATGAAACGCTAATTGATTTTGCGACTACGTGTAGCAACAAAGGGCTTCGCCTAAAAGCAGAAGTTATTTTGCGACGGCGGGGCCGGGGATAGCGGGGGAGAAAAAGGCTTAAGAGTTTGTGGCTGGCAGCATAAAAAGTGCAAGCGAAAGTCGGTGCCCCGTGGCTGACAAACCGGACGTGGACTTGGAGAGGGCGCGGGTGTTCATCAAGGCGCAGAATTTCCAGGAGGATGCTGATGGCGATTTCCTGGAAGATTTTGAGCAGGAGCTTGCCGCAGAGTTCCGGGCCGTGCGGCTACGTGCACATCAAGATTGCTGCGCCAATTCTGGCGGCTGTCAATTTTGCCAGCGAGAATTGGATAATGAAAGGGGGCCACGGATATGAGCACCAAACAACCAGCGGGCGGGCGGGAGGCGAAGATAGCGGGAAAGCGTAAGGCGAAGTTTCGATTAGGCCAAGTGGTATTCGACAAGTCCGATGGCACTTACTGCCGGATAATCAAAGTCCTTAAAGATGGAACGGTGTGGGGCCGAATGGAGCGCGAGGGTACTAGCTGGACGTTCTTGCAAAAGCACCTACGCCCCCTCACTCGCCGGGAGCGTGGCGTATGACCCAGCCGAGCAAAGCGGGAAAGGAGAGCGGGATGAAGGCAAAGCGCACTCTCATCGGCACATCTTTCGAGGATGGGCCATTCGGCAAGGATAGGAACAAGTGGGTGACCTGCAAATACCGCTACGCGAAGCTGACGGGACTGGAATTGATCGAAAAGATTGATGCGTAGCGGGGCCGGGGATAGCGGGGGAAGACCCACAAGGGGAGCAAGAGTTTTTGGGGGTAACAAAAAGGAGATGAACATGAAAAAGGTAATCGTCGGTGCATTAATCGCTGTTTTCGGGCTGGCGGCTTTGGCGCAACAGGCTAGAGTGATGTCGCTTTCATCTGATGACGCGAGCGACGTGAAGAAGGCATGGGAGCAACTACAAGACGCCCAGCGCCACTGGGACTTCGTTCAAAAGAAAGTACGCTACCACTATCTTACCGTTCCCTATGGAAGCCCCGAGGCAACAAGTTCGGTAGTCACGGATGACTTTTACGAGAACGGAATGGGAATCGGTTTCACGGTAGCGACCTGCTTTTATACCATCGGCGGCGATTCACGCGAATCAGAAGCCTGCAAAAAGGAACGTGCAGAGCGCGAAGAGTTGGCAAAGAAATTGCGCTATCTACGGCAAGGCTGGAGCGACGGTTTTGAGTTCACGGACGATTTCAAGTATATCGTTCCGAAGGCTCCCGCGCCTCTCCCTAAACAGTGGAATGGAATCATGCTCAACCCTGCAACGACAGTGAATTGACGCGATAGCCATGATGCTAGTGAGCCGGGCGGCCCTAGCCGGGAGCGAGGAGAGCAAAGATGACTGACAAGCAACGAGAATTGGCGAGACACGCTTTGGGTTTTCCGAATAAGCGGAACACGTCCTATCGCAATCACTTTTGCACTGGCCCAGGCGACACAAATTTCCCTAAGTGGGAAGCGATGGTTGCTTCTGGCGAAGCAATCAAGCAGGAAAAACGGTTTAGAGAATTGAAGAACGACAAGTGAAAGATTTCTAGGCTTGAATATATTGGCTGAATGCTAAAGGGGCGCGACGAATGAGATTGCAAAAAACTAGCGAACACAACTTGCAGATTTGGATGCGGAAGTGCCGTCACTTTACGGGCGTCCAGTACAAGGTCTGCAAGGCTGGTGTGAACTATGACGATGTAGTGCCAATCCCCTGTATCGGTTTGGACAACACGACGGTCAAGCAGGCGGTCTGCGAGAAGAAATCTTGCTGGACACGCGAAGAGGCCATTGGGATTGAGAAGGAAAAAGCCGAGAGTATGAAGCGGTTCTTTCTCGCGCTGGGAGCGGCGAGCGATGACGCGGAGGCGAAGGGCTACAAGAAGGGCAACGGTGGGAAGGATTCGCTGCCATGCCCGGTCTGTAAAACAGGAACCTTGCATTACTCGGTGGCAAGCTACAACGGCCATCTGTGGGGCCAATGCACGACGAAGGATTGCGTAAGTTGGATGCAGTAATGGCCCGTCGAGTTGCTGGCGAGGACGCGGAAAGGGTGACAGATGAGCGATTGGCACATTTTTGAGGGTGTAGTGCTGATAGTTTTCGGGCTGTGGGTCGCCAGTGTCGAGCTGCGCTTGAAAGCGGCACAAATTCTTGGCGAAATCGTCAAGGATGACTTCAAAGAACGTGGCTTGATTGAGAAGTGACGCCAGCGGCGCGGAAAGGGTGACGGGAGATGGCACTTATCAAGTATGAGACGGTGCGCCGAGCTATGGGAATCTGCGTTAACCATGACGGCAAGAGAGCCTTACCAAATCGCAGGCTTTGCGAAGAGTGTTTAATAAAACACAGGAAAGCTTGCAGGGCATACAAGTTAAAGCATCGTGCAGAACTTAAGGCTATCAGTAGCAAGTGGAAGAAATCAAATCCGCTTAAAGTGTCGGCTCATCAGTATGTCTACAGGGCAATTAGTGCCGGAACTTTGGTACGCCCCGACAAATGTAGCCGTTGTGGGAAACTAGGAAGACCGCAAGCTCACCATCCCGATTATAAGAAACCGCTAGAAATCATTTGGCTTTGTTACCCATGCCATAGAGTAGTACACGGAGCGAACGATGCCGATACGTGAAAAGTTTTTGCGAACGATAGCTGATGTGCTAAAAGACCTAAAGCCCGGCGACGACGAGGATACCGTATTCCAGCGCGATGCAGCAGAAGCGCATATTCGAGAACTCGCCGCCCTCGCGGAGAAGCCAGCCGAGCGGCCAACGGACGAGTTGGGGCCGGAGGGCCAACTCCGAAAGCCGAAGCGAAAAGCGGCCATCTGCCGTTGAGTGACCGCCATAAGCAGAGCGTTGATAGCCCCTTACTTAACTCATTGAAGCCAGTATGCACTTGGCCAGCGGGCGAAAGAGATTGCCGTTTAGTGGAAATTGGCAGAGCCGTGCGTATCCCAGACAGGCCAGAAGATGTTCTCAGAAATAAAGAATTGCTGAGTTGGGTACTAGCGCAGCTTGGATATGCGCGTGGACAGTTAAGACACCGTAAAGTGCGGCGTTTCGTGGAACAAACTATGAGGATTGTGATGATTGATAGGCAGCTCAGGGCGGAGAAGCCAGGGCCAGCAAGGTTACATCCAACGTATTACGTGCGTCATCCCGATGAGACTTACAGTGTTGCGGACCCACAGCCCGTCGCCGAGCGGCCACAGCAGATCGCGTTCGAGAAGGCGGCGCAGGCAAATTGATGGCTTGGGCGTGTTTGAGCACGAAATAAACCATTCGCATCGTTTAGCAGCCGAAATTCGTGCGCTGGGCGGCGGGAAGCAGGAGAAGCGAGAGGGGGAGAAGTGATTGGCATCATTTTAGCAGGATTGCTGGCAATCAACATCTTGCTTATCCGTTGGACTGAGAAATTGGAGAAGCGTATCGAAAAGTTAGAGCAGGGAAATGGTACCGTGGCCGCGCCCCGCTCCGGCGAGCGGAAGGGCGAACAGAAATGAGAAAATGGTTTTCCACTGTAATCATTGTGACGATGTGCGTCGGACTACTGTGGGGCCGTTGGCTTGGCCATTCTGAAATGAAGCGGTGGCAAGATGGCTACTACGCCCAGCGTGTCAAGGATGCGTGGGTAGAAGGCTGGAAAGCGGCACCAACAGACTGCCCACCAGTTGTCCAAGCTCCTGCCACGAAGTCCAACAAGGGGAGCAAACTGTCGGACGATTTAGCCAATAAACTGCGAAAGATTGCTTATCTTAAAGGATATAGTGACGCGACCGATTATTGCATAAGCAGCATAAAAAAGAGATTTGGCGGTTCGGCTCAGTCACGACCGGACGCACGGGTAAAGTTGGCTCCATGTCCAAGCGGAATCTACACGCTTACTAACGATTGGACTATCATCCAATGCGAGGGCGAGCCATAAAGTTTCCGGTTGTAGCTATCGGGCCAAAGGAGTACAAGTTTAATCAAGGAGAATCTATGAATCGCAGACAATTTACAGGCCATTTGGTAGCGGGTTCGCTAGGTGTTGCGCTCGGCGGTGCCACGATCTCAATGTCCGGTTGCAGCGCAATATCGGACTTGGAATCATGGGTACCAGTCGGTCTTGCGGCATTTGACGGGGTTGCCGCTGTTGTAGACAGTATCTTTACGAACGTCGCTACCACAGTGGATGATCTCTGGGCAGCGGTGAATTCTGCCATCGCCAACTACCAACACTCAACCGACCCTGTAACAACGCGACTTGATAAACTCATTGCCGCGCTGGACGCATTGGCGAGTGGTCTGACACAAGCATTATCGGCTCTGCCTGTCAGTATCCCGGCAGGCGTTTTGACGGCGGCAAAAGCAATTCTGGCGCTTACCATCGCCACACTAAAAAGTATCCAAGCTCGCCTTGAACCGACTCCAACGCCTGTTCCTGCCAAGGTAAAGCTGGCAATCGGTGGTGCTGCGCCAGCGAAGTCCAAGCGCGATTACGTCAAGCAGGTCAACGCCATCTGTGCGGCGAATGGGCTTGCGCTGAGAGTTCAGTAATGAAATTCGGCAAACTACCAGCAAAGCATTCGCTCAAAACGGTGGCATTCTCGAATTACACCAAGATGAGCGCTATCGCTTTCCCTCCTGTTTTGGCGTGGGAACGTCCGATAGACCTCGGGATGCTCGGGAATGACTCAGTAGGGGATTGCACTGTTGCTGGTTTCTACCACATGCAAATTACCGAGCGCAGCGTGGCTCAGGCGGGCAATCCGCTGGTCGTAACGACCGAGCAGGCTATTGCAGACTATAGCGCCATCACAGGCTACGACCCCACTACCGGAGCGAACGACAACGGAGCCTACTGCGCTGACGTTCTCACCTACTTTCAGAACAAGAACATGATTGCTGGCAAGGCGAGCGTGGACTATCACAACGTAGATATGGTGAAAGCAGCTATCTTCCTATTTGGTGGACTGTACACAGGATTCACGGTTCCGCAATCGACCGTGGATGAGATGAATGCTGGCACTGACCCGACTTTCAACTTCGTTGCAAGCGACACTGCGACAAATGAAGGGCATTGCGTCAACTTCGTGGGCTATGGTCGTAGTGGCTGTGCGTTCGATTCGTGGGGCAAGGTCTATCACATGGGCTGGGATTACTTCCTCCAGTGGTTCACAGAGGCTTGGATTGCTCCAAGTCCCAACTGGATAAAGGCCAGTGGGAAGTCGCCTAGCGGCCTCGACCTTCAAGGGCTAATCCAAGACATGACGGTGGTGTAGTATGTTTGGAGACAACGACGAAAAGCGCCTACTGCACAAAATATTGGCTATACTTGAGCGGGCTTTCGCGGTCACTGACTTTCAGTTATTTCAAAGAACAGGAGACTTTGTAACCATGATTACCGGAGTTCAAGCAGGAGCAACGGGAACCTTTCAGATCGGATTTGTTCCACCGAATGGAGTTCCTCTAACATCAGGCCCTAGCGTCACAGTGGACGATACGCTCGTCACGCTCGGCCCTGTCTCAACGGATGGACTGTTCACATTCACCGCCGCAGTATCAGCGACGGATGTGGCAGCGTCATTCAACGTAACTGTATCGGGTGTAAACGGTGCGGGGACGCCAGTATCACACACGTTCAACATTCCGATTCTCGCAGCGCCGAAACCTCAGATCACAGACTTTTCTTTGAACCAACTTTCGTAGTCGCAACTTGGGCTACAGGGAAGGAGAGCGTACACCACGTTAGGGGCCAGCGGCACAAAGCTGGGTGGGAACCTCCGCTGCTGGCCTCCCCCACCGAATCGCCATGAATCCTTCCACGATAGCTCGGCTCAACCAACTGTTTCCACCACTTGCTCAAAAAGGGTACGCACTGATTCGCCAACTCGCAGCACAAGGCATTGATGTAGAAGTATCGCAAGGGCTTAGGACATGGCCAGAGCAGGAGGCGCTTTATGCAAAAGGCCGGACAACGCCGGGGCCTATCGTTACGATGGCATCTCCTGATAAATCTTGGCACACTTTTGGGTGTGCTTTTGATGTGGACATTGTTACTGCCGGGGGATTGGACTGGAGCGGAAATAGTCCAGCTTGGAAACTTACTATTGATTGTGGACAGTCCTTGGCTCTTGTGGCTGGGGCTGAATTTCGCACTTTTCCCGACAAGCCCCACTTCCAACTAACGGGAAGATTCCCGGTAACGCCTGATGATGAAGTCCTGATTCTTTTTAGAGGGGGTGGTCTACAGGCTGTTTGGGATGAAATATCCAAATCCTTGCCATCGCAGCAATGAAAAGCCAGTAGGACCCCATATCGCGCCAAGTCTCCCATTCAGGCTTCCACAGCAGGGAAAAGTCAAAGAGGGCCATCCCAAGCCATAATATTCCGAGAGTGAGTAAAGTGCCTTGCCTTGCTTTTGCGAGTGCTAGCGCTGCCAGGATTAGCGTGGCTAGGCCTTCTGATGCGATTGAGACATCTTCCAGGCTTCCCATACGACTCCCGCAGAAGCGATGAAGGCCGCTATGGTGAAAATGTCGTAGATTACAGTGTAGAGTCTAGATTGCCAGCCGAGCAGGAGATTGCACACCTCGATTGTCACAGTGGCAATCAGTTGCACATCGAACCAGCGGCTAATTGCTGGGCTGTGGCTCTGGGTTTTCTTGGCCAGCCAGATCGCTGCCAGTAGCAACAGAGACAAGAACATAATCGGTGCCCACCTTATAGTACTCCGCTTTTGCGGGAGACGAAAAGATGTATGTCACCATAACTTCTGTCCCCTCGAAGGTGACGCGAGTACCATCGTTTGAGGTACATTTGACTGCATAGACTTCCCCCGGTCGGTGACCGCCTGTACCCATAAACCCTCCTAGTCGTGCCCGTTCCTTCCGAATCTCTTCGCAAATTCTACCTTGAGATCGTTGAATTCATCGTAAAACTTTGCCAATTTCTCATCCTGCTTGTCACCCTTCTCTGAGAGCTTCTTGATGTCCTCGGCGATGCGGTCGAAGCGGTAACCGAAGTATTCTTTTAGTCGTATTTCGAGGGCGGCAGTTCCATTTGTTTCTTTCGGCACTGGGGCTTTGAATTTAAGGACGATGTTTCCGCCACCTGCGAGTGCTACGGCTAAAGCCAGCCATCCAGTTGGCTCCACATGGCCCCCTAGTGCCTCGGTATCAAACGCTCTAATTCGTGCATCTCCTGACGCATTTGCTCAAGCTGCTTTTGCATGTCCTCGTGGCGGCGCTCGTATTCTTCTCGCGCAACAGTGCGTTCCTCGGCACGCTTTTCAATCGAATCCAGACGCCGTGAATGGTCTGAAAGTGTTGCATAGCTTATGCCCCACTGAACAAGGCCTTGCCCAACGACTAAAATCACTGTAACAGCGACTACTCTCCAATCGAACTTCCCGTTCTTTGGTTCGTCGCTCATTGATGTTGAGTGTACGGTTAACTACCCTGTGGCGCAACAGGAGTTTTGTCCTTGATGATCTGATGAAGCGTCTCTTGCATGGCATATTGGTTCAACCAATGCCAAAGGCCGAGGCCGAGAGCGGCCAATGTTGGGATTTGAAGTGTAAGTGTGTGCCCGCCTGTAGTATCAGATGCCCATGTATAGTGAATGCCGATGGACACGGCGAACGCAACGAACATGCTGAATCCCCTATTAATCCACGTCCAGTCCTTTTGAAGCAGCGGAAACCACTTTGCGGCCTTCAGCTTATTTATCGCATACACAACAATTGCTGCGCTCGTAAAATGAGTTACTCCAATGCTTGCGTCCATCGTTCCTCCTTACTGAATTGTCGTCGTCGTGCTCGAAACCGCTTTTGTCGGAATCGTTAGCACCACAGGCCCCGTCTGCGGCGTACCACCATTCACGGTGATCGAGGTCACGCCTGTTGTAATCGGCGCCGACCCCGCTGGCCAAACAACCGTGTACGGTGCACCGTTGGCCGATATCTGGAACTTGTCAGATCCTTGGCAATAGATCGTATAGCCAACTGATGGCGCAGGGCATCCAGACGCAAGAGCGGTGGAGGCAACGGCCAGATAGCTGACTACAGTGGGTGAAATCTGAGCACGCAGTACCCATCCAACTAAAAGTGCGAGGAGTGCGACCACTAATAGTTTTTTCATTGAATTCCCCATGCTATAATGCGGCTGAAGCACACCCTACGTGGAGGTAGGATATGCCTAAGCTTCATGTTCGTAGACACGAAGTCATTCAGCCGCTGGACCAATCTTACCGTCTGATTCCACTTACACAAGGCCAAAACGCCATCGTAGATGCTGCTGATTTTGAGTGGCTTTCGCAATGGAATTGGTATGCTCATTGGTCCCCAGGTACAAAAACATTTTATGCCGTTAGAAATAAAAGCCCAAACATGCATCAGTTGATTCTCGGTTGCGGCACAGATGATGACATTGATCATAAAAATAACGATACTTTGGATAATCGGCGAAACAATCTCAGGAAATGCACTCATGGTCAGAATGCTGCGAATACAAAACGAAGAACTAAATGGGGGTACAAGGGCGTAGTTTTTTATCCAACTGCAAGAAAACATAAATGGAGCGCCCGTATTGTGAAGGATGGTAAACACATTCATCTCGGAATGTTTTTGACAGTAGAAGAGGCTGCTAAAGCGTATGATGCGGCTGCAAAGATTTATCATGGGGAATTCGCGCAAACTAATTTCCCTGAGCACTATTGATTCACCTGTGTCCCTATCTTTACGGTTCCACCTAAAATCACATGCGTAATGCCACTGGTGTTGATGGTGTAGACTGCGCTCGCCACAGTCGAATCTGAAAGCGTTGCTGAACCTGCCACCGCATAAACCGTCTCCGAGGAACTGACGGTAATGTCTCCGCATACCGTGTGGCTGGCTACGCAATTCGTGCCCGAATTCGTTGTTATCGCCGTGCCCGTGGTGCAGCTAGATCCGTTTCCCGCTGTTACGGGAGAACCCGTGGTATTCCAGCAAAGAACAGTGCCTAAGGGCGAAGAGATCGTGACAGTCTGCGCGCCCGCATAAGTGCCAGCACCAGGATTAAACGTTGGAGCTGTGGCGAGGCCCTGCAACGGATCAGGATAAGTGTAGAAGGAATACCCTCCCGGCAATGACCCGATGTTGAGACACGGTGTTCCTGTCGCCGGAATGTTTGTGGCGCACAGGCTGGTTATGCCTCGATCGGTCGTGTCCGCAATCATGATCGGTGAAGGTGCGCCAGCCCCACTGTTGCCTGAGGCCCAGTTACCGTAATACACCTGATTGTGAGCACAGCCAGGGAAGTCGCGGTAGACGCAGCCTGTGAGCCGAGGATCGAAATAGAGCGTGCAGGTCCCTACTCCAGTTGTATTGCATGGCGTATCTGGGGCGGTGGAAAGGAAAGCCCCTGTGGTGAACGGGCTTGCTCCTGTAGAGCCGCCCACATTCACCCATACCACGCCACCGCTGTCCGTGACGCTTCCACCGACTCCAGGACATGCTGGAGCGGACCCGGTAGATGTTCCCCCTGCCGCCGTTTGTAAGTTACATGGACCGCCATTTGAACTCACCACTGCCGCACCCGCTGAATAAGTCGTCGCTGCCCAAGCTGGAGCGTTCAGGGTGTTGTTATTGCCGCCAAGCGTGATGGGGATGTAGTTCAGTCCTGGGTTGGCGCAACCCCAAACCGTACACTTGGTTGGGGCATCGGTTGCATTCCCATAGGTCTGGTAGCGAAGGTACTGCATGAACGACGATCCGCAATGTCCCCCGGTGGCATTCGTGAGCACGTTGTTTGCGATGATCGTGATTCCACCGCGACTGTTATAGAATCCACCGCCGTTGTTGCCACAGGAAATTGCGTTGTTGTACTCCTCGATAAGGACAGTGGACCGCTGTGCTCCCGAATCGGTACCGTGATTCCCGCTTCCGTTTTGATTGGTAACTTGATTGTGACGGAAAGTAAACTTTGCTCCGTAATAGGTGTCGAACGTGCCATCGCCAGTCGTGCCTACCACAAACGAAATTGCATTGTCCTCCGCGATGACGCCTTCGGCGGTGCCGGGATTGGTGGCGTCCTCCCAGTTCAAATACCCCGCAGTAGGAAGATCCCCACCAACGGAAATAGGTTCGCCCGCGGTAGTCGAGGCCGAATCCGCATAAAGAACGTGGTCAATGAGTCCGTAGCCGTTGTAGGCATACGTCATCACGGTAGAATTGGCGGAATTAAGTATATGATTGTGGTCGAAGCGAAAAGAAGCGCATCCTGACCCGCAACCCGCTGCAACGTGCGTCCCTTCTAATGCGATATTTCCGTTGCTGTCCGTAGAAGCCGTGTCTATAAAAGTAAACCCTGTCACGCGGCAGAAAGAAGTGTTCGAGCATTGGCCTACGAAAAGGGTGTGGTTGGACCCGTTGTTCTCAGTGATACAGGTGCCCACACTTGAACAGGTTCCGGCATTGTCAGCAAAGGCAAGGCCAATTCCTTCTGAACCTGGATTACATCCGCCAGTGCAAGCCGTCGCCCCTTGCAGCGTAACCCCTTGATTTGAGGCACAGCCAGTTGGGGGAGTAACAGTAACTTGTGTTGCCCAAGTCGCGGAACCCGCTGGGACGATGATGGTATCGCCGCAATGCAAAGTCTGCGAAAGACAAGCGGCTACATCGGTGGAAGACGGCGAGGCCGCTGTCCACGTCGGAGACCCGCCAGAGCAAGCTCCATGCGCCTGCGAGGGAGAAAACAAAAACAACAAAAGCAGTAAGGGAATGAATTTTCTCATGGCAACGGTATCGCTCCGGTGAAGTCTAACTGCATGGGGCCAGGAACGGCCATCCATGCGCCATTCGTCATCACGACGCTGTTTCCACCTAAAATGTTGAAGCTGTAAATCGGGAAAATGTTGCAGCCAGTGACGGAGACAGGACTGCCAGTAATGTCGGTGTTCGTGTTGTCCTTGACGTGAAGGGTGGCCGAACCCGTGCCTACGCCAGGGGTGACGGTAAGAGAAATGTTATATAGTACTGTACCGCTTCTATCCACGTTGATGCTAGCGCTGTTTCCGCAAGATCCGCCCGTACCCTGCGCCGCCTCAATTCTCATATACGGTTGGGTCCCAGTGGTGTAAGCATTGATCGCCGCTACCGTCTGGGAACTGCCCCCGTTATAGGTTGCGGAACTGACCGATGCGAAGTCGATTGAGTTCGAACCGCTGCCGGCATTGCTAATCCACGGAAACGTCATTGTCATGGGCGTGTTGACGGCTACCTTGAAGGTGAATTTCAAAGAATCGAAGCCGACACCGCCAGTCCCGAGAAGGTAGATGCCATTGCTGAGCGTGTGCGGACTGCTATTCGAGTGCGTAACGCCGTCGCCGTAGAAACGTGGCGTGGTGTTCACTAAGCCTACAAATGGAGTAGGATTAGCGCCTCCAAATCCAGTCGTGGAGTTGAAGTAGTAAACCTTATTGGCAGCGCCGGTGTTGACGCCCCCAGTCCAAGTTCCAGGCTGTGCGCCAAATGTATCATTCTGAATATCCGCTAAAGCGATTTCGTTTCCGGCAGTACCGGCTGACCAATCCACGATCACGCGGTGCACGCCAGCCGTAGGATTATAGCTAAAGCACACTTCATACATCGCCGCGGTTAGCGATGAGCCATAGGTCCACGTTGGTCCGGTACCGGTAACCGAAGCGGAAGAGTCCGCGTAAGAAAGACCCCAATCGGTTCCTTGAAACAAATGTGTGATAAACGGCGCAGTGGTAAAGGGGGTAGAGAGATTCGAAAACGTGCTGGCGCTGAACGTCGAAGGAATACAAGCTGGACTGGTGCCGGTGAGCGTCCCCGAAGGTCCCGCTGGCGTCGTAGTCGCGGTGTAGTTGAATAGCGCCATAGCCAAATCCAATCCCACATTCGCTGGATTAGCACTTGGATGAATTTCCACAAACACGCAGGCCGACCCAGTAACCGCTGGCCAGCTAAACACACAGGTGAGCGGAGAGGTAGCGCCTAGACTGGTGGACGGTAAGACGTAAGAAATCCCGGACAGCATGGAGGTATTGGTCTGCCCAGAGATCATGGGCGGCGTCACCAACGTTCCAATCGATGTACCGTTGTTGTTGGCCGTCACTGTATAGATCGCTGCGCCAGGGTTTGCTGGCACGGTGAATCCGGTTGCGCCAAAGACGTATAGGTTACCCGACGTCAACGAATTCGCAATGTTGCAACTAGCTAGCTTTGCGGTCCCAGAGAAAGACTCAGCTACACCGTTAGGATTTTTCAGTGTGATAGAAGTCCCTGCCGAAACCGCCGTTGCAATCCACGGCCCGCCGTTATTGACGTTGATCGAAGCGGTTCCGGTGGTGTCAATGACTCCTTGCGCGTTGTCCACGGTGAGCGTGGTAGTGGTGGATGCGGAGATTAGAAAGATTCCATTGTTAGCGCCCTGCGCGAATGCGCTGAACGTGACGAGGAATCCGGCGTAAGCGTTGGAACCGCCAGCCGGGAAGATGCCGGTATAGACTGTGGTTGCACCAGAGGCCGCTGCTACCGAAGTAACTGAATTTGTGTCCCCAGCAACGATGTAATACTGACCAACAACGCCAGTACCCGTAGTGGAGTAAACCGTCGCTCCGCCGCTAGCAGTGGCTGCCGCCGTTAAAGTTAACGAAGTCGTCGTGACGCCGCAGGACGTAGGGCCTTGAACAAGGGAAAGCGTGCCCGTTCCACCTGATGCAATGGGAAAGGCGGCGTTGATGGTCTGGCTTTGGCCCATAGCTACCGAAGCCCAAAGCAAAAATGGAATTAGTCGCTTCATTCACCTAACCTCTAGTACGTATATTCGATCAGCAGGGCAATAGAAGTTCCCGTAAGGGTTCCGCTCATCGCTGGGTCAATGCCTGTGCCAGTAGTCCAACTGGCGTTGGAAACCGTCCCGCTCGCGCTGTAGGCATAGCTATTGCCACAGGTCAAGGCCCCAGAAAGAATAGTGGTCCCCGTTCCCGCTGACCCGAAAGTTGGGTTTACCGTAGTGGTGTTGGCAGCATTGTCGCTGCGGCACTTCACCGCCGTGATCGTTCGTGTAACACCGGAATCGTTGTAACAGGTATTGTTCACTACGGCATCGTCGCCGGAAGCAAGCGCATGAGCCGCCCCAGAGCCGCCCCACGCTTCAGTGCAGGAACCCTTGGAGTATTGCGCTGCCAAGTCAGCGGCCACAACCAAGGAGATACTTTCTGTATCAACGTTAGAAGAATTGGTGCGATGCACCACGCCTGTTGCTGACGCTCCAGGCAATACAATCTCGTAGGCTGTAACTGCCGCTGGAGCTTCTAAGGTTAGAGTGCTCGCTGTCCCATGCCCATTGGCACTACCTGCGGTAAACACATCGGCACCCGCAGTTGAGCCGCTAATTTTCACTGGCCCAGAAAACGCCGCTCCTGCTGTATCAGAGCATGTGAACGTATTGGCGGTGGTAATTCCGCTATCGCAAGTTCCGTTTGCCAGTGAGTGCGAGCCGCTGAACTTTGTGTAAAAGCCAGTTGTCCCGGATGCGCTTAAACCTACATCGTTCCCGCTCTGTCCCTGCATCTGCCAGTTTGTGCCGTCGAAATCGAAATCTACTTGCTGACTGGCGAGTAAATCGTTAGCGATGAGATTTGCAACTCCGCCTTGTTTTTTAAGAGGTGCCGCAGACGTTGCATTCACGTTCAACGTTGGTGAAGCTCCGCTGGCCACGTCCACTTGCAACGTGATCTTGCTTCCCGCTATCGGCGTGAAGGTTGGTGAAGTTGAGCATGTGTATGCTGTCCCAGACCCAGATGCTGCTGGGCAGTATAGGCGAGCCGCAACTTCACGGCCAAGCGCAGCCACAATTTGACTGCCGCCATTAGTACTGAGTATCCCAGTGCTAGCTGGTAGCACTGCTCCGTTTACCCTTACTACAGTCGTAGCGCAAGATCCAGCCGATGTCGTGGCATCTCCGGTTAGCGCTGGAATGGCCGCACAAGGAACCGTCCCGCTATTAATCTCTGAACCGTTGATGCTCTTGTTTGTAAGCGTTTGCGTGTCGGTAGTACCAACGATTGTCCCAGTCGGAGCTGGTACAGAAGAAGTCAAGGTTGTTGCACTCCCGGCGATTGGGATTTGTGTAGCAGTAAGTCCAGAGATGCCACTCGACCCAGCGCCTCCATTGTTCGCCCATGTGGTGCAAGCATTCCCTGATACTGCCGTGCAGACGCGCTGAACGCTATTTGTGAGATTGAAATACGTCGCTCCGAGCACTACCCCTGTAATTTCCGAGTCTGCATAGGCAGAAGTATTTGCTGGCGAATTTGACAGGTTAATTAGGATGGCCGGAGGAGTCAGCGTAACCGTTTGCGAGGCTCCAGAAACAGTAAGCCCTTGCGTGTAGCATGGCGCGGTTGCTTGAGGACACACAGTAAAGGTCCACGAAGATCCGACTGGAGTAATCGCGGCATTCTGACCCAATGAAAACGATGCGCCTCCGCTAGAGTTCAGTGCTCCCGAGAGTTGCAGTTGCGAAGGCGTCATCAGGACGCCGCCCAAATAAAAGGTGGGATTCACAACCCCTGCTGGAGCGGCAAGAGTCGCGGTGTAAGTTCCGTTATTCCAACTTTGCCCTCCACCGTCCGTAGTTTGGAGCGTGATAGAAGTTGTCTGCGCGGAAGCTGAGCCAGGCAGCGCCGCGATTAGGATAAGAAGTAGAAGTGCTCTTTTCATCGTATGCCTCAATTGTGACCAACTGAACAGTCGAATGACGTGTAGCTTGCTGCGGCCGCTGTCAAGTTATTCAATGTGATCGTGAATGTCGCGTTGGATTTCGTGACCGTTTGAATTTGCGGAAATTGCGTTGGGCTTAGCCCGGTGCAGGACACCCGGTAGTTCGTATCGGCATAGCCAACTGGCAGAGTAATTGCTGCGGTCGTGCATGGCGTGTTGATCGTCGCCGCTGTCGTGCAGGTGGTAGTGGTGTTGAAGAGTTGGAGACCGGTATTGTTGGTGAGGCCGAAGAATCCGGGCTTGGTAAAATAGCCATCCAGTCCACAGCATCCCTGTACGCTGTAGTCTGTGATGACAGCGGAAGCTCCTGGGGAAATTGTCCCGCGTCCTGCGTTATGGTCATTGATGCCGTTGCCGGAAATGCCACCAAGTTCGATGTTGTGGGCGATAAGCGATGAACCGCTAGCAATGTCAATCATGTAGCGGGTTGAACCACCTTCTAAGTCTGCCCCGAGGGTCAAATGGTCAATCACGTCCGCAAGGCCCGAACTTCCGGTCACGCCTACTACGGTGGTGTTATCGTTAGAATCCGCTTCTGTGTAAATATCATGATAGTGCGCCGCCGCGCTGCCGGAACTTGATTGGACGATGGCAACCTGATTCGCGCCCGTCCCTCCACCAGTGCAACTTATCGGCCCGATGTCGGCACCACTGTTTGCAGGACCCAAGGTGCATGGAACGTTGGTGCTCGTTAGATTGCCGTTTCCCTTTACCCGCTCCACATGTGCGCTGCAACAAACTCCATGAATATAGAGAGCTTTGGTAGTTGTGCTCGATGCCCCCGATTGGAGGTCGCTGACCCATGAATTATCAAAGAGTGCTTGAATATGAATCACAGCGCCGGATACGGTTGCGCCGCTTACGGAAGCGCATCCCATCCCTGTCCAGTGAATATAGGAGCCGCCTACAGCGGGCGATGGCTCTGTGCCGCACACATCTACGACATTCGCGGTCGCGCTGGCGTTGACAATGAAAGGAGTTCCCTGGCCTCCGCTTGCTCCAATTACTGAACCAAGATTAAAGACTTGAAGGCATCGGTTTGTGCCACCCGTGACGTTGCAAGTCCATGTGCCAACCGGAGGAACAAGCAGCGTGACCGCAACCGCCGGACTGTGCTGCCCAACATCAATTTCCGTGCTCGTCGTGTAAGTGTAAAGCGTCCGCGCATCGCACGTCCCGCCGCCGAGCGCCACCACCACCGTGTTGCAATGTTGCGGCGTGGCAAACGCCGTTCCGGGTGAGAGGCCATCGTTCGAGTCGCTACCCGCCCCGTCCACATAACGGTAGGCGGATGCGGAAGTGTATTTGATGCCCACATTCCCCGCCGTCCCGTTCCCGTTGGCGTTTAGTGCTCCGGTGACGGTTAGCGAGGATACGGTTCCTCCTCCCAACCCAAAGGCGCTGCAATTTGTCCCGTTACAGGAAACGTGGACGCCTTGATTCGCTGGTATCGGGCAGCTTCCTGTGCTACCTATGCACGACAGTGTGCCACTAGAAATTGCCAATGTGACTGTACCGGAGGATATGTTGTAAACATTCCATTCCTGACCGGCGAGAGCGGAGTTTGCAGTGATCGTTGTGCCCGAACCTGTTTCGTATACCGTGCCTTCTGAGGCGTTGAGTGTGTGGCTTATTGAATAAGTTGCTGGTGGGATATTTAAACTGGGGATTTCGCATCCCGTATACCCAGGGACAAGGACGGCAGGTTGTCCAGCACACATCGTGATGTCGTGATTCATGCCGGTTAGGTTGGGAGCTAATGAGGCCGTAAACGTTACCAAGGCTCCACCAAAACGTTGATTACCGCTGATGGTTGGCTGATTCCCTCCAAGCGGAGTACCGGGATCTTTTCCAGGGCCATTCGTCCCGTTTATAATGAGCGAGGCAGCATCTCCGTTCTGGCTTACGAAAATAGGCTCTGAACCGGAATCCTGAATGATGTGTTCCATGTAGATGAAGCCATACTTATTCCCATTCACTGTAAGTATGGGAGTGATCGGTCCTTGCCACTCTTCTCCCATCTTCATGGTAATGAGAAATCCACAGGAATTGGGCGGATTGATGGTGCATTCAAAATAGAAAGCTCTCTGCGACCCTGTTATGTAATCAAAATTCACCTGATTATCATCTTTGTTGATATAGGTCGGAGTATCGACTAGTCCAATCGTTTGCGGTCCACCATTCGTAAAACTAACATTGCGGAACATCCCTCCAAATCCTGCCGCATACGAGTAGTAAGCAACTCCAATTTCATCCGGGATATTGAATTGCACGTTTTCTGTCAGCTCGGGAGCATTGGCGGTACTATCAAACACCAACAATTGTCCAGGTCCAAGGGTCTGAATATATAAATTTTTAATCTGTGGGCCCTTTCGCCAGATGCAGGGGTTGGCTCCATCGCAACGAAATCTCTGCAGGGTCTGCATGCTGAAACTAGCGTTAACGGAGTTGACGCTATCTTCATCAGTTCCAAGTAGCGCTGCGGATGTCCCGTTCAATTCGACCGTGGCTCCAGCACTTAACGTACTACCGAGCCTGAAAATTGAATTGACAACGAGATATGAGCTTGTCAGGTACACCAATGGGCCAATCCCGGTCTGCGCTATAGGAGGAAAGTGTACGGCTCCTCCGCCGCCCGTTGCTTGTATGTTCGATGTGGTTTGGGCAAGATTTATTGCCGGTACATTGTCGAAACGAACTGGGGCAGACGAAGTGCTGTTCGTAGCATTCGCCGCTAGGGTGAAAGTCGTGCCCGCTATGTTCGAGATGGTCGTAACAAGCATGTCGTTGACGTTGGCCGCTGGGGGTGTTGTAGGGATAAACCACGGAGTGCTGAATTGGTTTATGGTGGTCAACGTTCCAAGATCATCCACCATGCCATAAGAAGCATCTATATATCCCAGCGAGAGCGGATAACTCGCGTAAATCAGCGAATAGCTGGCGGCGTTTGCAGGCAAAGCGCACGATGCCCCAGTGCAACGATACAAAAATTCCTGGAACATGTTCGTTCCTGCCGGAAGCGCTGGCAGCGCAATGCTATTTTCAACCCAGAAGTATAAAGTCCCTCCTGTGGCTGTTGTGCTTTTCATCGTATAGATACTGCTCTCATTGCTGGGGTAGGTGAACTGGGTTCCATTGATGATGGTGATGTTATGACGACCTCCAAACTCGGTGTCGTCGTTCGTGCCACCTATGCGTACCCACATCCCAGTCGCTAATCCTGTCGTTGACCCAACCGTGCAAGTCACAAGTCCGGCCAAGTTCGAGCAACTAGTGATCGGGATATTTGTCGCTCCGAGCGTGGAATTTCCGTTGGAGATAGTTGTGACAGGACTTGCCGCCGTATAACATCCACCCTTACTAACGGCAATAACGGCGTAACTGTACGATGTTGAGCCAGTTGCACCCGCAACAGCGTGCCCTGTGCCTGTCATCGAAGCGGCTAGCGATGCCGTGACAGTTGGTGCAGATGGAGGAGTACCGCAGTTCGTTGCTCCGCCGCCAATCAGGGCGAGGCCATCATTCTGTTGCCATCCTGAATTGCTCGCCACAACCAGAGAGTTCGTCCCTCCTGTGATCGTCCCGGTTGTCAGCGGAATCGCAGACATACTCACGAAGCGTGCATTGAAAGGCGGGGCAGTAATATCAACGCTGGGATTTGGCCCACGATTGGAGTTGGTGTCGCCATTCGTAAGCACACCTCCAGATTCAGAAAGATTGGAAGCCTGAAAACTCCCAGGTGAACCAGCATTGTTTTTCTGCAAAGAATTTACTGGATTTTGCGCAGCGCCTCCGCCGCCAGTGATTGTTGTCCATCCGCAAGGTAAGCTAGAGCAAACGCGAATCACGCTACTGCTCAGGTTGAAGTACTGCTGTCCAAGCAATCCTGCGACAAGTTCTGTGTCTGTGTAAGCTCGCGTTACAGGCGGCGGACTCCCCATATTTATGCGTATGCTCGGTGGAGTAGGGCTTACCGTAAGCGTAGCCCCCGTGACTATCACGCTCTGCTGAGTGAAGCAGGGAGAGGTGGCCTGTGGGCACACAGTGATATCCCACGAACTCCCTGCTGGAGTAATCGAAGAATTGGATGGTACGCTAACGCTGTAGTGTGCGGAACCGTCGAGAGAACCAGAGATGGTTTGGTTGATTGAAAACGGAGCGCCTCCCCAGAAGTAGGGGCCAGTGGGGGAACTTGGGCTAACGCGAAAAGTGAAATAAAACGTCCCACCGAACCAAGCCTGACCGTCTGGCACATCCAAAATTGTTCCGCTCACGGTCGTCGAGGTCTGCGACAGGGCCAGCGGACACAGCACAAGAGCGAGAAGGGCGAGAGCGAAGGTACGCCACATGCGCCTGATTGTAGTACGGGTACGTCTAGGACTCAATGGCCTTCTTTGAGTTCAACCTTCTCTTTTTGCAGGTTCGACATACCATTTGAGGGTGTCTTGTGTGACTCCCACTATAGTAGAAATCGTGACCGACATGCTCGCTGGCAAACAGTTGCCGCTTCACTTCTACTGCACGCTCTCTAGCCCTAATGATTTTTCGAGAATTAGCTGTTCTCATTTTTTCCGTAAATCTTTTTTCACCGAGCGCCCAACCCACCCTTGTATGGCAAGAAGTGCAAAGAGGTAAAACCAGCAATTCAGTCCCTTTGCTGTAACCACGAAAATGATGGTATCCACTAGCTTTTTCGCCACAATGAAAGCATGTTAGCTCGCTTGGATGCTCTAGGACCCCAAAATTAATCAGTACATGTATTCTTCTGTTATGAAGTCTATTCATCTTCCACTTCTCCTCCCATTTCGGGAATGTCGTCGTCCTCTGCGGATTCGTCCTCTTGCAAGATGTCCTCATCGCCATCCCCAGTTATCGCCTCGGGCATCATTTCAGCAACCCCGCCTCTCTCAACTGCCAGTAGCGCTTGCAGGCGGCATCGCAAACATCTGTGCGATACTGAGCGTTGGGAACTCGAACTTCCTTGAGCATTTCGTATGCGCCATCAAAGGCCGCGCCGGGTGTCTCGCCAACCGCCAGCGGTGAGCCAATCCATCCACACAATCCAGCAGTTTCCAACTCATCCGATTCTCCGCGCTTGCGGGCGTCGTATAAATAGAAGCGGTCCAGATTCTTTTCGTGCAGCCCTTCGATCGGAATTCCGGCTTTGTAGAACTTTTCCGGTAGACCTTCGCACGGATATGGCGGTACAGACAATCTAACGGAAGCACAGAACGGATGCTTTGCCGTGAGGTCCGGTGGCACTTGGTCCGAAGCAATCGAGAAAAGAAATTCTCCGAATCCTATCGGGAGGAGCCGGGTGAGCAGAGCTTCTGAGTCGTAGCCGAAGCGGGGGGTAAATTCTAGCGCCCAAGTCCCCTCGCTGTTCGTGATCGTATTGAGGTCGATTGGCCCCACGTAGCCGAGTTCCTGTAGTGGCGCCACGCATTTTTTTAATCCCTTCTCAAAAAGAGGATTATCCCGTTTCACCATCCATATCAGTGAACCGCTGCATCCGGTATTCGGACCAAGATCGTTGTTGAGAAATTTCTTCGTCTCGATTGTGTGGTTAAGTGCGTAGTATCCGGTGGAATTTATGTAGACTTCAGTGCTCGCTTCGACGCCTTCCACGAAGTCTTGCAAGATGTACTCGGAAACTTTAGCAGAACGAAAGAGCACGTCGAAGTAGCGGAGCATGTCTTTAGCATCACGTGAAACGTATGTAGTGGATTTGTCGTCCTGCTCGCCAATCGGTTTAAATACCAAGCGCTTATCGCGCTTCTTGATATGGCGTATGCCGTCCGCTGGATTATCGAATGCTTCCCACGGTGCAACAAGGAGTCCGCATTTCTGCATGAACTCCAAGCCAAACAGTCTGTCCTCTTCCAGTTGGTCCGCTAACGTGGAATCGCCAATGGTGGGAACTTTTTCGCGGGCGTAGTCGGCATCTTTGCCCATCCCCGTAGCGTCGAATACCACACAGTTATATCGCTCCGGGTAATAACTCTCAGAACCGGGCATGATTGTGATTAAACCTCCGAGAGCCTCTGCATATCTCTCTTCTTTCACAATCATGCTTACATCGTGGCCCTCTGTCTGGAGCTTATGAGAAATCCACGCGCCTTCCGCAAATTGAGACGCTACACAGATTCGCATAACTCTCCAGAAATTTGGTCGGGGACCTCGGATTTGAACCGAGAATCTCTTGCTCCCAGGGCAAGCGGGTTAGCCGTTCCCCTAGCCCCCGAAGAAATTACTTCGCCGAACCCCCGGAAACTCCTTCGCTTGGATATTCCCGGCGCATGGAAGTCCGATTTGGCTTCCAGTTAGGCCGCGTCCGCGAATGCGAAAAAGAGTTAGCGCCTTGCATCGGTGCCATCCCTGCGCTCGATCCGCCGTGCAGCACCGGAGACGTGTTCTCCGGTGAATTGCCGTCGATCTGAATGTCCGCAGCCGCGCAGTCTTTCTTAGCATCTTCCATCCGGCCAAAATAGCTCATACATCCTCACTTTCAAATTTGAGGGGCGCAACCCACTTGGGAGAAGATTACGCCCCGTGCCCAACGCTTCTACGCAGAAGAGTACACCAAATCAAGGCGCAGGGGTAGAACCTTTTCCGCCGAACACCGCTCGGTAAATTACGTAAGCGGCACCAGCCCCCAGACCGCCTCCTATCCCCTGTGAAATTCTGGGTACTACGTGCTTTTTGAACATCTTTCGCAACTCTGACTCAGGGGCCTTTGTAGCGAACTTCTGCGCTCCACGTCGCGCCGCTTTTTCTGCGCCCATCAAGTCCTGATAGTCGCGCATCACATCTTTCGCTTCTGGGACTGCTTTCTTGATGCCCTCAGAGATACCGCGGTAGAGTTGCTTTCCTACTTCGCCGCTATCCCACAAATCTTGCTTCAATGCCTGCGCTTGCGCTGGCGTCAATTTATCCAACTGCGCGATGTCGATTCCGTGCTTGGCCATTCCCTCTTGCAATACCTTCTCTGCCTTAGCAACTTCCGTTGCATCGAACTTTGAGAATGCTTTGGTGATGATCGAGTAGGCGTCTACTGTTTTCCCCTGTTTTCCTGCTTGGTCAAGAAGCTGGCCCAGTTGTTTCCCGGTGGCGTCTTTCGCTTTCGTCATCGCGTTGTAGCGTTCGATGTCATCCAGTTTTGCGAGTTTCTTCTCGTCAAAGCCAGCTTTCAGCGCCCCTCGTGCAGGATTAACTTCAAACTCATCTAGGGAAGCAGGCAATTTACCGGGTTTTATTTCTCCCATCTTTACGCCAAGTGCCTCATTAACTTTTTGCAATTTGCTGGCCTGCTTAGCAGCTAACGCCTCTCCCTGCGCTATCTCCGCTTCAGGACCAAGTATGCCAGCGCCTCCGGTAATTCCGAGAGTAGTCGCCAGCAATTCTGCGTAATCCTTGCCAGCCTTGGTCACATCTCCGACACGCGACAGCACGGGGTGCTCTTTGCGTCCTTCTTGCGTGTAGTTCTCGATCCCCGACGTCATGGAGCCGATAGCGGAAGGCAGGTTGAATGGGTCCATCGCAACGCTCTTGGCACCCGACTTTATTTTCTGGAACATCGAAGGTTGGGCGCTTATCGTTCCTTGGTCCGCAACGCTCTTTGCTGTCGAGGATTCCGCTTCTTTTTTGGAGAAAAAGTCCGAGGGAAGCGTTTCAGGTGGAGTTGCACCTTGCTTCTTGGATGAAAAGAAGTCGGCAGGCAACGTTTGTGGAGTGTCATTCGGCATCAGTTAGTAGTAGCAGGTTTGAGTACCCACGGATCACTTGAACCCTTTTTCCGCTGGTACGTGTGGCCTTGATATTCTTGCGTTTCCATTCCTGAATCTTTTCCAGGATGCGCTATACCAGACCTCAAAATCTTAACTTGATTGTCGAACGCATCTAGCTGCTTGTTCATCATTTGTTTATTCCCACTACGTACTCCGGGGATCATGTCGCGGATAGCGTTACGCAAATCCTGCGCTCCCGTTCCCATGCCAGCGACATTTCGCAAACTCATTGCTCGTTCGTTCAGTTGCTTCACCCACACAACGAAGTCCTGCTGTTTATCTGTAAGGTTCTGTGTCGCCAGAGTAGTTAGTTCCGCGTTTGCAACGGAATCATCTGGTGTCGTGATAGCCAGATGCAGCTTTGCAATCTGTTCTGGCGAAAACGGTTTATCCAGAGCGTTGATTGCATCCCGTGTTTGCTTCGACGCTACCTGAATATCTTTCATCTGCGCTTCACGCGGTTTCAGTTTAACGCCCTCGGATGCGCTCGCCATACCGCCTTCAATAGCATTCTTGGCGGTTGTCCAATAGACATTGCCATCCGCGTCCATCGCTTGAACAGGCCGGTATTCATTGAACGCTTTTGCTCGCGCCTCGCCACTGACCGCAGACATACGATTTTTAACCTGCTCTGCCTTCTGGCCGTACTCTTTAAGTGCCTTCGCGTACTCTGGACTAGACCGGGCCTTCTCGTACTCTTTAGGATTCGGCGGTTCTCCAATTTGGTCCGCGATGATCGGGTCAATTCGGAGTTGTTGTTTTTCCTTCGCGGAACCTAGTGCAGCATTGAATAGTGTTTGGTCCTCTTTCGTCCAATCCGGGCTTTCTGGCGTGACAGTTAATCCTCCACGGGTAACCGCGTAAGGAACTCCACCATTCGCTACAACTTTGGGAGCCTGAGAACTTTTCGTCTGCCCAGTAATTTCTTTCCCAGTGGCAGCATCTTTCAGGCGGTACGCGTCTTTCGGATTTGACTTGTTGTACGCCCACACTTCTCCATTCGGAGAAGTGATTACAGCGTAAGTCTCACGCGCATCTTTGCTCGCCTTTTCAATGTCAAGAAGCGATTTCGGGTCTAATCCGGGTGTAGCTGTAGGCGCTTTCGCTTGTACCTCTCGCGCCATCGCTGTGCGCTGTTCGTCGCTCAACTGCGGTTTCGGTCCACCCTGTGCTTTCTGGATAAGGTGTTGGAACATCGCTTTCAATCCCGTAGCTGCCTTTTCCTTTTGGGCGTTCGTTTGGTCGGCTTGCTGCTGCTTGCGCGTGACGTTTTTCAGCGCTTCCCCGTACACGGTGGTCTTCTCCGGGTTTAGCCAGTCTTGGTTCAGCGCCTTCGCCATATTTTTCAGTTTCTTCGGATCTCCGGTTACCGCGTCTACTTTCTTTTGCGCTGCCGCGATTGCTTGAGGGTCCCGGGATTGGTCAGCTTGAAACTTCTCGTTTAGCGCTGCTTGTAGATAGGTCCAGTCGCCTTCGGCCTGTAGGAGTTGCTTTTCCTTGTGCTCCCGCACTCCGTTCTTGATGCTCGCCCCGAGCGAAGCTAGAAACCGCTGCGTCCCCCATGCGTGCGGGTTGGCCGTGTTCATTCCGATTTTACGGGCAGATTCTACATCTCCCCCGGCAGGGATGGACATAGGGACCGCTGTATTTGCCACTTGCTTGCGCTGGGCAGCCTGCTGGATGAGCGAAATAATCTGCTTAACCTTGTCGTTGGGATCTCCGGTTTGAGGGGCTGGAGCGCCTCCCTGTGGGGCTGCAGGAGGTATAACAGGCACACCCCCACCGCTACCGATGCCCGGTATGGTCCCCGGCAAGAATGGAGGGGTAGCCATTACAAGCCTCCGAGGGATGCAATCGCGTCAAGAATGCCAGTATCCGCTCCGGGGTTCAGAGATGAAATGCCCTGCGATAGCGCCCCAGCTCCGCCTCCGATAATCGGGATTGCGGACGTAAGCGAATCCAAGAAACTAGGGCTGTTCGCCAGCGTTTGCTGAGTCCCCTTTGAAATCCCCATCAGCACATCAAGCGAATTCTGAATCGACTGCTGGTACAACTGCGCCTCAATCTCTCCCATGTTCAACTGCTCTTGCGACATCAGGTCAGCAAGTCCGATCTGCGCTCCGCTTCCAAAGCGGTTTCCGCTGGTAGAAAACTGCTCTATCAAATTCTCTTGCGCTCTCTCGAATCCCGGCTGTAAGCCAGCGAAGATGTTGTTGATCGCTGCCTGATTGAATCCTCCGCCACCTTGCAAGAACTGCATGATAGCCGCTGCTACGCCATTGCCGTAGGTGTTTCCGAGTTCGTCGTGAAGGCGCTTGAGGTCCTGCGGCGACATCCCTGCCAAAATTCCGCCAGAGGCCGCACCTGTTCCAGTACCGCCACCTCCCCCACCTCCCGGTAATAGCCCACCACCACCTGGAACTAAGCTAGTTGGCGTGTATCCGCCTCCCGTGTTCGCTCCAAAACTCGGTATCACTCCCCCACCGTAAGGATTTGGTGCGGGTGCGCCAGCTGGCAGATTTGTAGGCGGCAATACGGGATTCTGTCCGCTACTCGAACCAGTGGAAGGTACGGATGATACGCCAGCGCCTTGCGAACCAGTTGGGTTACGTCCCGGTAGCAGGGCAGCATAATTCGGATTCTGCATGGCGAGGACGGGATTGCCGATGGATGCCATATCTCAGTTCCTCAATAACGGTCGTATCCGACTTGCAGTGTTACCGGCGAGAGTCGCTTGTCCCTTTCTGGCTGAAGTATACGCGCCGCGATTAGTCCGGGTCTACCCTTTTCTCCCCCGCTTTCTTGGTACTCAGGGTCACCATACAAAATGGTGTGGATATAACTACTTTGGTCGTTCCATCGCAGATAAAGTGCCCCTCTCTCTGCCGCCGCAAACGCAATGATGTCGTACCAATCAGCGGGGACTTTTATGATGGTCTGCGCAAGGGTGCTGGAAAATTGATGTCGTACTTGATACGGAAGATAAACGTTGTAGTTTTGCCCTGGCTGGGAACCGAACCAGAACATATTCCCGTAACGAGTATAGCGAAATGGCACTCCACCAGGCGTGAAGAGAATTGTCTGGATAGATTTCGGCGTCATGTAATCCATCGGATATGCGGTTCCGTTGTTTGCCGTTGCCACTAATCCAACGGATGCCGCTTGAAGCGGCGTCAGGAAAATAACTGGGTCCTCGGTAATCGTTACATCGTCACCCTTTTCCAAAAACCTTGCTACGGGATACATGTAGTTGCTACCCTGCCAGCCTAGTCCTGGACCGATTGTTACAAGTGGTCCTGGTTTCTGCAATTCCGTGAAAGGATAGTTGGCAGTAATCTCGCGCAACGCATCGCGTATCCATGCGCTCGGTCGCATTTCGGGGTTAGGTTGCTTGGTTGCGTCTTCTGTAACGTCAGAGCGATTCTGCAATGCTGCCGCAACCTTATTCGTGAGGTCGCTGATTCGCAGAGTCGTGCTTGATGGCTGTTCTACGCTCATACCACCACCAAAACGGATGCAGAAACCGTTCCACCAACACCAAAAAGTGTAGCTGCTGTAATCCCTTGTCCTGCTTCGGACGGGTCAAAGTAGATGAACACTCCACCCGGACCAACGGTGACCGGCGCGGGGAGTCCCGCTGCGGGCGTGTACTGGACCGTTAGGTTTGACGTGGCGCTAAGGTTTTTAATCAGCAGACCAAATATTTTTGCTGCTGGCAACGGGACAACAACCCCTCCTACTGTCGCCTGAAAATAAGGCTCCCAATACACGCCAGTGCCGCCAGTTGCAGCGCTCGGTAAAGTTGGATTCTGGAAATCGAAACTCGCAATTTGAGGGAAGTTGGTAGTGTTCTGGTCCGTGACCACGGCTAGGGCTTGGAGGATACAGTTGATGTTTGGTGTGGACACGCCTTCCTCCTACGCAACAATCAGATTGTACACCATTGAGGCCGTGGTGCAGCGGAGTGTTATTGTGGTTTTACTCCACGCAACTGAGCCGCGGTACAAAATTCCGCCGTTATTTCCATCTTGCCCGACAATAGTTAGCGGTATTCTTCCCAAAGAATGCGTGATGGTAAAGTCTGTGTTAGCAGCTCCCGGCGTGGTTCCTGTAACTTTCCAGCAATTAATGTTCTTGTCTTTGTCCGCATTGGACATTGTGGAGCCGAAGTTAACATTCCCATTTAAGACTAGTGCAATTCGCTCACTCCACCGCGCTAGGTTCCGTGGAACCTTCTCATCGCCCAAACATGTTGGTTGCGCTCTGCTCATCTCAGTACACCGTAGTTTCTACCCTTCCTTCGAGTCGTACTTTAGTAATGGACAACGGGCCGGAACCTGGCACTCTCGAAACTGATACTTGAAGATTCTGACCTGTCAGCGCAAGGCCGACTACTTTAGAACAAATCCTGCCTGTGGCTGAAGCAGTCCCAACTGAGACCGGAGTGGAGTTGCTTACTGTGGCTCCCGAATCATCTGTACCTGCTAGATTTAGCGTGAACGTCGCTACGCCTAAATTGCGGTAAGAGATAATTACCCGGCTCACTGTCGGAGTGCGCCCTGCAATCACATCCTCTTCTTTCCAGAAGTAGAATCCGCCCATTCCTGCATCGTCAAAGTTTGTCGGGTCCAGCGTCCAGATTGCAGGCGTAAGGAAGTTCATTCCTAGAATTAGGAACAGATTCAAGGGCTGCGCTGTTCCTCCGTTCGAGGGAGTGGTGACTGTGAATAGAAGGCCGTTACTCGCCACTCCACCAACCGTCACAACGACATTCCCAGTGCTCGCCGTGGCTGGTACGGATGCAGTGATGGACGTTGAACTCCAACTGGATACCGAAGCCGCTATGCCGTTGAATGTTACTGTGCTCGTGTTTTGGGAAGATCCGAAATTCGTTCCGGCAATGATTACGGTAGTCCCAGTTGGACCACTATTAGGCGTGAGCGATGAAATAGTTGGCGCAGGCCCCGAAGCGCTTACGGTGAATAGCACACCGTTGCTGGACGAACTGCCATTGTTGACCACGACATTTCCGGTAGTCGCGCCAACGGGAACTTGCGTATAAATCTGCGTTTGGGAAGCTGATAAAACTACTGCCGATACGCCGTTGAACGTTACAACTGGGGTTTGCGGAAAGATCAGGTCAATGAATCCGCTTCCGTTGATGATCACGCCCGTACCGATGGGTCCATTGTTGGGAGTGAGCGAAATTATTACGGGGTGGCTAGGCATGGCTTCACACTAAATTGGGAGCGCAGGTCAGCGCATACTGCACTGGATTCCCAGTAATCGGCAAATCCCAAGTCGCCCAGTTCTTTTCCTCGAACGAGTACACGTACATCCGCACAAAGCCATTCATCGGGATGAGAATGACGTAGGTTAGGTAAATATACCCTGCCTTGAATTTTGGCGTGATGTTTGCGAAGGGAGAAGCCACTGCGTTAGCAATGTCAGAATAGATTGCATCACGCGCAGTCCCACCGATGGGATTAGCGCTCGTAATGCTAAGCGAGTAGATGTTGTCCTCTGCCACGAACGCTGCGCTCGGCCCGTATTGTGCGATAGACCACGGCTGCACGTTGCCGATTCCATGTTCGGAGGACCACATGTGATCGAATTGGAAGGGAGCAACCGCGCTGCCAGTGGGCGCGAATTGCGTGATTCCGTTTGTGCGGAAAATGTACCCCGCTACTCCCATCGTAGCCATTCCAGTAATCAAGTCAGGCACATCCAAGAATGGGTTGAATCCTGCGCTAGTGTTTACCGTTGGGTCCCACTGTAGCGGAAGTCCATTCGCGCTCCACCAGATTAGATTCGGGAACTTGAAGATCGTTCCCTTGCCTTCGTCTTTTACGCTGATATTCGCAAGTATGAGTTGGTTGTTCAGTTCACCAATGAACCCCGCTCCGATGTCAAGCGGACCAACCATAGTTGGCCCACCCGGAAGCGAACCGCCAACGGTAGGTGAATTCGTTCTGGAAATTCCAGCAGCCGACTGAGATACAGATGCGTCAGAGAATACCGTTGTGAACACTGGTGCCGCTGCGATACCATCCCAATACCCCATGAACGGTGTAATCACTGGAGGCTTGCCTGCTCCACCTGGCCGATGTGGGGGAGATGCAATAAACGCTACGTTGGTGTAGTAAATTGTGTTGGCAAAGGCCCGATACGCCACTGGGTTTGTTTGCATGTTCCCAGGTGAGGCTTGTCCAACGAGTGCCCAAGGATTCCCCGGCAGCAGTGCCGGATTGTACTGGTAGAGATTAAATCCTGACCAACCTACAGTGTGATAGGTTCCGTTGATGTCCAGAAATGAAGTAACGCCAAGCTGCCATGTCCCGATGCCGCCAAACGGTTGAACTAGCGCAGGGCGTGAGCGTATCTCCGCGTTGCGAAGCATGAAGTTATTGAATGAAGGGGAAGCGTTATCGGGGATGTTTGTTTCTGGGGCTTGGACGTGCAGACCTGCGTAAGTCGGATTGCCTACGTACTCAATTGAAAATGTTCCATCGCCCTTGATCTGGATTGCCAACTCATCTCCGCCTCATACAGAAATCTGCAAAAGTCCGCTAGTGATCGTATTAAGCACAAGCCCTGCAACCGGGAATGCCTTCATGTACGTCAACGTGCCACTGAATGCAGGAGAAGAGGGATTCCATACCGTTGTACCGGACAAGTCAGTTACCAAAAGACTGCCAGTCGTTGCTCCGTCCCACAACATCTGCGTTACTTCGATATTCCCCATGTATTCGGCGGTTAGCACGTTTCCGTTCGCGCCATTGTTCGCCAGCGTAGATTGCTGTGGCGTAATCCCTACTAGCAGCGTCGTTGCGCTCGGAACCATCAGCACTCGGTATCCGCCCCGCCAGCCTACTACGGTGGTCCCCTGAACAGAAATATACTGGTCCACAGCGATGCCAGCAGTGCTGGCGACTGTAATCAGCGCAGAGCCTTGACCATTTCGCACAATCGAAGTGATTGCGGTGGAAGTCGCTTGGTCAGTACTTGTGAAATTCCACGGATTGCCTGTTTTATCGCTCACTAGTTACAGTCCTCCGCTGCTTGCAGGCAAGTTAAAAAGTTGCTGGCTAGGGTCAACCGGATTGATAATTTTGGGGTCGGGTACAAGTTCGTGCCGATCCTTAGCGGCCTCGATTGCAGTTCTGAATTCAAACGAACCATTGATTGCTTGGTCCTTCGCCCAATTGCAAACCAATTTCCCGTCGTCCCACGACATATCGTCCACGGGCCACTTCATATTCGTGCGCTGGCATGTGAAATATACATGCTCCATGTACCCGCGCCAAATCATGCGTCACCTAGAGTTTCAGTTTGAAGAGGAGCTTCGTTTTTTTTTGTACCCTCAGTCCCCGGCTTCCCCGAAGGAAGAGAAGCTGGGGCTGAAGGTGTGGGGGCAGAGGAGAATTCTCCGTAGGCAATGCCGCTCAGTTTCGCAAAGTGTTTTACCTGCATCCAATCGCGTGCTTCGGATTCGCTCGCAAAGTCCCCCGCCACTCCACAGGAGCATTCAATGTGGAAAGGATTGCGCTCGAACTTTCCTTCGGAAAGAGTAGCCAAATGCCGCACGCCGCACCTCAGAAGAGTGGAATGATCGTATATTCCAAGAACAAATTCACCGCGCCATTGCCAAGAGTAAGGGCAGGGGTTGTCCCAATCAGCTTAACTTCGAGGCCGAGGTTAGCGCAATTTGCGAGCGCGATCTTAGGTCCAGGAGTTGTCACGGAGTTAACGGCGATGGTCGAAGCGCTTTGGTCAACCAATCCGGTCACTAGCATGGACAGCAGGGCGGTAGACTTTCCCACGTACTCGATCTGGAAAGCGTTGTCGGCATTCGCAATCGTGAATGCAGTGGAATTGAAAATGTACTCGGCCTTTAGCCGTGTTGGATAGTAGGCGAATCCCGCAGGAGGCGTAGAGATACCCCCGCCTGTAACCGGCGCTGGGACAAGCGTAACGGCTGTAGTCTGTAGGGCGAGAAGTTGGGCTGTGGTCAACTGATACTTTGTTCCGCGATAGACCTGACCGCTAATCACTAAGCCGCTGGGAAATCCAGTTATCGCAAACTGTTCCCACCACGGATTGAGCGTTTCCTCGAAGATAAGAGCCATCAGTTCACCTGTTTACGTTCCGTAAGACCAAAAAGTCCCTCTCCAGGTTGTCGCGCCAACACTGAAGCGCATCGTAGACTTGAACAGCAAAACTTCCGTCTTGAAATCGTCATCGGTCGCGGCCATGAGCGGCTCCCGATTGTATTTCTTGAGCTGATGTCCTTCTTTGTCGGTCAGCAAGCCCCATCCAAAAGGTGTGGTCAGGTAGTTCAATTCAAGGCCAGTCAAGTGCTCGCCCTGAATCCAGTTCAATTCGTTGTTTGCCGATCCAGGCACGCCGCCAGAGCCAAGCAACTCGCGCACGTTGCGGCGATTTTGCTCCGCGTGAACAAGATACTTCGGCTTTACGTGGGCCGGAATCCCTCGATCATCGGGTTGCAGCGCAATCATTGTGATGGCTTGCTGCAACGCAGTGTTCGTCAAATCTGAATCGGGGGTTGGGCGATTCGGGTATGTGCCGGCAGAATTGATGATGGTAGAAATGTTAGGCGCAAGAGTCGTTGCCTGTGAGCCGCCCATCAAAGGCTGCGCGGTATTGAACAGCGTAACGCCGTTCGTGGTAGTGATGGAAGTTCCGCCAAGGTTGAACAGAGAGCACGATACCGCTTCTTCCGCGTACAGTGCGGAGCGTGCATGGGACTTGGGAACATTATTGATGATTCCATACTTGTCATCCGCAATCAGTTGCCGCGTGGCCTCGGTCAGCAGTCCGTACTGAATGTGGACATACTTCCGCGTGCCGCCCTGAATGATGCCATCAGCGGCGGGCGCAGATCCTTCTTGCATCATCGGCATCGGCCCAGTGCCCGAGAGTTCGTAGTCGATCTCGTAGGCATCTTCCGACTGCATCTCGTTGATGTAGTGGGTGAACTGTGGAGCGTGCTCCTTGAGGTCGGTGGCCTGCCAGAAAATAAAACGTAACCCAGGCGCAAGAAGCGGGGGGAAGGTATTGCGCAGTAAAATGTTTCCTGGCACGGCTATTCACCTCTCTCTTGAGTAGAAAAGTATTTCATGATACATTCCCTCTATGCCCTACAAAGACCCCGAAGTTCAAAAACGGTATGATCGTGAAAAGTACCAACGCAACAAAGAAAAGATTAAGAAGCGGAGCAAAGTCCGCTACCATGCAAACCCAGAGAAATCTCTTCAAGCAAACCTCGAATGGCATCGAAACAACCGCGAGCGATACAATGCCTACCATCGCGAGTGGCGCAAAAAGCAAACTGAAGAACAAATTGCTCGGAACAGCAAAATGTCGCGTGAATGGTGCAGGAAAAATGCGGGGAAAATTAGAGCTAAAGTCCGTCTTTATCAAAAACAGAACCCTGAGAAGACTATTGCCCATGCTGCTGTCAGAGCTGCTCTTTATGTCGGGTTCCTTGTGAGGCCGAAGGTTTGTGACATCTGCGGAAAGCCGTGCAAGCCACATGCACACCATGCCGACTACTCCAAAATGCTTGAAGTAACATGGCCATGTCCGCGTTGTCATAAACTCCTTCATATAGCTAAAAAGACTCCTAGTCGAAAATCTGAGCAACCGCGTTAAGTACAACAAACAAAACGTGTCCGCCGACTGTGCCGACTGCTTCCAGTTGGCCAAGGCCGACTACGCGAACTGCCGCGCTGCCGCCAGTCTTGTTTACGTCCACGTACCAGAATCCGGTGAGCGTGTCCTTGGTCAGCCCGTATGCTACGCCGACTTGCTGGTTTGTCGTTGCGACCGGACCGGGGTTTGTCAAGCTGGTGCCGATCTTCCCGATGAAAATGGTTTCTGGAGCGGCTACTGCGAAAGCTGCAAGTCCAATGGAGATTGGTACGCCAGGAGGCGAGATTACTGCGCTTGCCTGTGTTGAGTTTGGCGAGTAACTCCCTACGTTGGAACCTGCGCCAGTAATCGGGCCAAATGGTGCAGCGGCACCTGCGCCTGTCGTCCCAAGATTCTGCGCTGCGACAACCGAGAATCCAGCAATGCCAGCGGTCAAAGTGGTTCCGTCCCAAATCTGCACACCGCCGTCTGTTCCGTTCACCTGAACTGGCACGCCAATGGGAAAGGTTTGGCCGGACTCTTCTGGTAGCCAGTTAATAGGGAATGATTTCGCTCCCCCATCATCGCCGTATGCTTCAATCGCGTCTGCGAATGCGGTAGCAGCCATGTGTTTATCGCTCCTTTGCCATTACGGAATTGGAAGGATTTGCCTGCCGGCGAGTTTCGGCAATAGCCGCAGGGTCCATCAGTTCCGTTTTGAATCCGGGAATCAACGAGGCCGCTTCCATCGGTCGGCCCGAATTGCCAAATGCCTGCGGGTAAGACTGCTGAAACGCAGCCATGAGTTGCGCCTTTTTGTGCTTGCGCCAAATATTCATCGGGAGTTTCATCAGGCGACGGTCGCCGCTGCGGATTTCATCGGAGAATCCTTCGCCGCCATCTTTGGAGGGTTTGTCTTTCTTGCGGGCAACAACGCTGGATTCGGTACACATCTTGACATCGTTCGTGGTTGCGAATTCCCAGCCGGCGAACCGCATTTCTTCCACACGCTCGTGGCGTCCCGCGTAATCGAAGGCGAAGAAATAGTGGTAATCAGTGTTAAAGAATTTGTCGATCTTGCCAGAGATGGGAGTGGAAACTAGTTCCGGTTCGATGGTCGTGTCGAACAAGTCTCGTAGTTCTTGGTTCCACTTTGACGGATCGGTCCCGTTGTTCTCGACAATCGTTTCCAGCAACTTGCGAGGGATGCCTTTTACTGAGATTGCCATTAGACCATCCCCCTCTTCTGCATTTCTGCGAGGTCCTTGGCAGACAGGCCCATTTTCGCCAACTGCTCAGAGCCAGTGATTGTTCTGCCTGACCGTTCATCGGTCCAGTCGTAATCGCCATTGGCGAGAGGATTCACATCTCCATTGCCGTGTGCGCCAGCATCTTCGATCACAAACTTTTCTGTCTGCTTCTGGTAGCGAAGCCCGCCCTTGCGAGCTTCGCGGCCAATCAGCGAGTCAATCGCGTTCATGCACTGTTGCTTGTAGTTGGGAAGTGCTTTCACTTTCCAATCAGTGTTCGCGCACATCTGCAAAAACTCGGGAATCAACTTCGGGAAACTTTCCTTGAGTTCGGCTACGCACTCACCTTCCGTGATGCGTGCGTTCGTCAACACGGTTTGCGCGAAAAGTCCTTGGCGCTCTTTCTCGGCTTTCTGCTCGGGAGTTAGGTCGGAATCTGCGGCAGCGGCGGCGCGGCGGCGTGCTTCTTCAGCTTCAGCGGCTCCCGCATTTTCAATCTCAGTCCACTTTGTCGTGAGGGTTTTTACTTCAGCGGCTTGCGATTCGATCTTTTCGTTGATGGGCTTGAGGGCTTCCGCTACAACGGAACTGAACTTTGCGATTAACTCATCTTGCGGCGTTGGCGTGTTGTCTCCCTCGCCCGGTTTCTTGTTCCAAAGTCCCATTACTCTCAGTACCTCTAACAGAGATAATAGGGCTACCGCTGGGGTGCGTGTCAAGCACTATCTTGTCTGCCAGAACTTGCTCCTTGGGGGTCAATGGGATTTTGAGTGCCACGGCCTGAGACAGAAGAAATCGGTCCCACCATCGCTGGCTTACAACCTTCAGTTCGTCGTTACATGTTGGCCAATCGCACAATCTTAGGACAACTGGTTTCATTTGTTTTCCGCCTTCCACTTTCGATACTCTTCTTCGAGTCCCAATAAATCTTCCATTACCAAGCAGGCTCCGCGTTGAACATTTTGCACTGCTATCTGCTCTGGCGTGTACGGCACGTTGTGTACGATCTCATCGCTAGACTCTTCGTTCTTAGCGCGGAGGTCCGCCAGCAGTTCCTTCCATCCCTCCGCCGAGAATAGGGATTCCGCCTTCTCCGGGTCGCTGAACAGGGAGGGCCATCGGAGAGATTGGTTGGGGTTGCTTTCCTTGCGCCGCGCCATTTGTTGGTGCCTCCTCCGGTAACTTGTATTCGATATTCGGCACGTACTCTACTGGGTTGTCCGACACCTGGAAGTTTTTGAACGTCTCCTGCATGATCTTCGTTCCCGCTTTTATCCAGCTCAACAATGCCTTGCGGTATTCTATCGGCAGGGTTTCATTCATAACTGCTTGCATCTGCGAACTCGTCTCTTTAACGTAAGCGGAATACGCTTGCTTCAAGATGATTAAATTCTGCTTACTAATTTCCCTGTTGAGGCTTGCGGACGCGGCGCGTGTGGGAATTCGCATCTTGCGCTTGAGGTAATCGTCAAGCGCCTCTTCCAGAACTTCATCATCGAGGCCGAAAGAATTCCCTTTGCGTCCTAGTCCAAGGAATCCGTAGAAGTCTGTAAGCAGGGACATCGCTGATACGTGCGAGTGGCGGAAGTCCGATGTCCTGTGGTCGTTGCGCGAGTTTCCGTCTTGCATTACGGATAGCGTACCCATTGCTGAATACGCGCCTTTTTTGTTTGTTCCTCCCGCTCCTGCTCCAGAGATAGCAGGTCCTACACCAGCGCGTTCCTTTGCCTGCATAATCATTGCCTGCTCGTTTTGCAGCGACAATCCTGCGAACGCAACGTTGCCCACATCGTAGTGTGCGAACTGGTCTTTCTTCACGGGTAGGAATACGTTTGGAGCGAGGCGGAAGTTTGGACCGAGGTTTTTGTTTTGCGGGTCTACTGTGTTGATTCCCCACATTGAGACAGTGATTGTGTCGTTGCGCTGGTTCTTGGCTGTCGAGATTTCTTCCTGGTAGTGCTCCAGCAAGTCAGGGAATCCGCGGCCATCCACCGTTAAGCGTGTTTCAAGAATCGGAATCTGGTTGTCAGGGATGAAGTTGTAAACGCAGTTCAGAATCTTTTTCGTTTTCAGGTGATACCAAGCCATGAGGCGATGCTTCTTGCCGTGGTGCCACCACGAGAAGTAGCACTCCCATATTTCCCACTTGGCCGTTGTCTGGTCGCCAGTAGATTCTTGCGTGATTCCCTTCTTCTGCTTCTCCCGCTGCTTCACTTCATTGGGCTGGTCAGGTTGCGCCATGACCTCTTCCGCTTCGGACCTGCGGTATGTTCCCTTGAACACCCGCTCACGAATCTTGCGAATGTCTAGCGTGCAGCGGCGAAAGAGTGGGTCTGTCTCCTCGAATACTTTTACGTCAGGGTCGTAGAGAATATCTTCGTAGTCCGCGTTGATTAGCTTCGGACCTTCGTAGAGTGTTCGGTTTTCAAACTGTGCTTTCTTGTCGCGGTAGCCGGTGTAGACCGCTTCGATTCTGCTCTCGGGTGCTACGATGAGCCATGATCTCCCGCACACTGCCCCGTCATACCACCACTTGTTTTCTCGTGGATAGAGATTCAGTTCACGCGGGTCATACGCTGCATAGTCCATGAACTGCATCAGCGTCTCTGCTCGGTGGGCGTACTTCTCTGCGAGTTTCTGCTCCACGGTCCCTGTGAAGTAGCGGTACAGCACAATCGGAGAAGTCATCCACGTGAGCTGCAACACTCGGGCTGCAAGGTCGTCAATAGCTTCGCCGGCAGTTTGGTGAACTAGATTGCTGGCTCCCTCGAACGGGAATGAGCGGTTCTTTTGGAGCGGCCTACCTTCTGCGATGCGCTTCCACTTTGGAAGTAATGACGTGTGGATGTTGCGGAGTTGGGCGATGCGGGAGTTTAGATGGCGTTCGAGAAAGTGATTGATTGCCTCTTCAACATCTTTCCCAAACTCTATAGTGCAGGGGGCGAACGACTCTGACTCAACTGCGTCAATCGATGTCGTTACCGCTGGACTGGCCATAGGCGGATACTAGCACAAATCAGTCCGATTCGCGGGTAGTTAAATTCATCAGCCACCACTTTGCCATGTCAATAAGCCAGTTCATTTGGGAGAGGCTTGCACTATCCTGCGTTAGCACTCCGCCAGTTGACGTTTTGTTGTCCTCGTAGGTTTCGTAGATGATGATTACGGTTTTCATCTTGTCCGCATTTTCCATAGCCTTAGCAATCGTATCGGTTACATCGGAAAAGTTTTCTCGCGTGAATTGCATCTCAATACCCCGCAATCCCTGATTGCCTGCTCGCAAAGGCTGCCATCTGTTCCCGTAAGAACTCTCGCGCTTGTTTGTTGTCGCCAATCTCTACGATCTTGGAGTAGTGTCCCAGAACGTCCAGAGCGTCCAGTTTTCCCGCTGGATAGTTCTCGTAGTCCTCGACGAACTCTTTCTGCTGGCCTTGCTCTGGATTGCACCAGATTTGTCCCGCCTTGAAGGTTGGCTCTAGGGATTCGATTCTGTTCTTCATCGCTGCTAACGAATCGTCGTCCTCGAATTCGATGGGGTCTAGCGATATTTTCTCCCGCTTGTCGCGCTCGGTCAGGTAGAACGCAAGCAATTCTTTCGCAGTCTGTCCCATGTACACCGTTGGCGTCCTTACCTGCTTCAATCCATTCCGCATCGTCCAGTTGCCGTATTGCTTGTACATCTCTTCGACAAGCGTGGAGTAGGTACAGTCTTTCTGCCACAACCCGAGCAAATAAATGCGCGAACTCTCTGGGTCGAACCCAATACTCCAAATCACATGCTTCTCGCGCTTTACCTTACGAGCGTGCATCGGGTCCACGATGATCGTAATTTCCAACACGCCAGCCATGATGTCTTTGACGGCTGTGCCTTCGTAGACGGCGTGCTCGATCATCAGAGCGTTTCGCAAGTCGTCTTTCCCGAATCGTGGGTCTGCTTCTTTGAAACGGAAGTTTCTCAGCCATGCCTTGTTGAAAATGCACTCTTCCGGCAGCATGCTTAAATTGCGGTAAAAGTGGGCGTAGTCGTAAGGTGGATTGTCAATCTTCTTTTGCTCTAGGACTTCCCATGAGAACTCTTCTGGAAATATCGGCACTCCAGGCTCCGAATGTAGCTTGCAGCACCCACCCTGGGCGTCGTGCGTCTGAAACTCAAATTGCGGTTGGTTCTTGCGAATCCAAGAGTTTAGGTCCGCGTGGCCCCAGCGATTGCCTACAACCAGCTGCCGCGTAGCCTTTCCACTTGCTGTGTCCATTCGAGTAGTCAACTGCCGGTGCCAGCGAATTGTGTCCTGAACAATGGAACCATCGCCGGTCAGCATAGACTTCTGTGCCTTGCGTCCAAACAGGTCGTCCTCGATTGTGTTGTCTGCTCGCACACCTTGTAGCGCGTGCCCTACGCCACAGTAGGCGTAAGTTGGGTTTGTAGGGTCAATCATCAAGTCGCGGTTGCGCTTCTGATATTTCGCGTGATCGTTCCACTCGCAGTTTCTATCTGGCAAGATTCCTGCGAACACCTGCCGGAATAAATCGTTGTCATGGTAGGCGAAGTCAACTTCCTTGCCGATGTCTACAGCTCGCTTGTCAATTTCGTGTGCTACCAGCGTGCGCGTATTTGGATTGTGTACGCTTCGCATGTACTGCATCCAGCGCTTACCGAATCCCAACTTCGACATTTCGTGCTCATCGTCGGGGGTCCAATTCAAAGCCCACCAAATAGAAAGGGCTGTTGAAATTGTCGTTTTGAACATTCCCATCGGGACTTCGAGCACAAGACGGAGATCATCGGACTCAAGGGAAGCGCACAGGTATTTGTGGAAGGTAGTTAGGCGAGCCTTGCCGAGGACGTGCTTGGCGAACCAGTACAGAGAGCCGAGACTGTTGAGGCGGACGGCGCGGAAGTGACCTTCGTAATCTTCGGCTACATCTGGAACTGTTAGTATTTTCCACTTGCTCATAAAAATTGGCGGCTGGGGATGGAATCGAACCACCTACGCTGGCCCTTGAGTGTATTCGCCCGTCGTCCATACATAGGCGGTACGCTTATAGGGAAAACCCACTCGGGGGCCACGCTCTACCAGTGAGCTACACCAGCCGATTGTCTATTCCGAAGTATATAACGCCTGCGTTCCCTTGAACGAGCGCATTTCCAACTCGCCGTAAAGCTGCGCGATCACGTCCCCGTCCTGGATAATCCGCACGCGCACTTCTTCTTTGCGCCCTGTCTTTTTTTCGGTTGCTGTAAGCGTGGAGCGATTCCCTGCGTAGGACGGAAACATCACACGGTCTCCGAGATGATACGATTTTGCGTCCGGTCCTACGCTTACTACTTCTCCGGTCATTGGTTCGCTTTTCTGATTATCAGGGATGATGATGCCAGTGGAAGTTCCTTTTCCCTTGCATTCGGGACAAGGTATAAATCCACGGCCCTCGCAGTCGGAACATTTCACGGTAAGCTCTGCGTTCCCGGCCTTCGGTCGTTTCCCAGATCCCTTGCACTCTTCGCAGGTGAGCACAGACACTTCTTTGCCTTCTATTGTGTGATGCTCTTTATCCATACACTTCAAGCATTCGTATCCGCTACGGTGCTCGTCTTCACGAATAATCACCCGCTCGCCGCGTGCCTCGAATCCTGTCGCGCCAACCCAGAAAACGTTTCCTTCCTGTCGTACTAGTGCAAGTGAAAAGGCGATAGCTTTTGCTTCCTCTTCGTTTCGGGCTGGAATAAAACTTCCTGCTTTAGTTTCAATCGGTGGCATGTCTCGGCTCCCTCACATTTTCAGCGTGGATTCTACAATTCCCTCTACTTGCGCTTTGGTATCCAAGCGCACAATGAACGGCTGATTTCCGCGTGGGTCGCCGCCCAGTGGAATCGTAACCTGGAGCACGATCACATCGGGAGTGATTTGCTGCTGTCCGTTTTTCTGCGTTGGGTTGGCGATGCCGAGCGACAATCCTCCGCTTTGCACTTTGGCGAGCACGCCGCGGATCCACTCGTTGCCGTACTTCACGTGCACCAGGTCGCCAGCGGCCAACTCGTTGCCCAGCATGTCACGCACTTTCCACCACATTCTCCACCGTAACACCTGCGTCCGCGCTCACGTAGAACACGGCTACGGATTTTCCTTCGCGCATGATGCGGAGCAACTTCGGATCATCTTCCATCGCTCCCGTGAATTTGTCCATTAGCCGCTTACCGCACTCCACGCGCTCACCGGATACGCGGCCTACTTCGGAGCCGTCAACTTTTATGGAGTAGGTGTCGCTCATTTCACCGCCAACACACTACGAGCTTAATTCCGAAGTTTTCTTTCCAAAATACTACCTGCTTTGTCGGCTCGGGAAAAAGTCCAGCAAGTCTGTAGTATCCCCACTCCAAGCATTTCAGAGTAATGGGGTGAACATCGTACAGGTTAAAATCTTTCCTGTGCCAGCCGTCGTTCATTTGCTCACCTTCGCCCCGCGCCCGCCGCCGCCCGCCACTTTCCGGTTTCTGCTTCCGCGAAGTCCGCTATCTCCCTCAAGCAAGAAACGTCGTAAACGTGAAGCGGGCTAGCCGATGGACTAAAAACATAGTCATTCCAAGCGCTCCAAAACTCGATTAAGCCAATAATGGAGTCACTCCCAACGTTAGACACTTCCCAGCTTCTGCGCCCTTCGTTGTTTATTTCGGCAAAGTGCAATCGTCCACTCAACGTGCTTCCCGTCCTTCAAATGTCGGCTCATCCCACGCTTCAATGTACCAGCCATACCCATTGTGCATCACAAAAAGAAACGGGTCTCCTTCTTCGTAGTGGTAGATAATAAATTCCACTTCCGGCAATTTCTCTTTGATCTGGATGGCCTTATTGAGCACATGCACAGGAATCTCGTAACGATACTCCGTGAACTTGTAGGGGATGAAATTCTTTCGCCCGATCCCGTGCCCCTGATTCTTGGAATCCATGTACGCTTTGACCTGCTTGGAGTCGAGCGTCTCTATCTCTAATTCCGCGAGAACATTTCCGAGGAGAATGTCGCGTGGCTTATAGCCGAGAAGTTGCTTGGCTTGATTGAGCACTTCGCGGTGCGTATCCGGCTTTGGGTCTGGAATCTCTCGCTCTATATCTTCCAGTGTCAGGACCTGTGCTTTGGCTTGCACCTCGACCTCTTCAGGGTCAGCGACTTCTGCAATTAGCTTCTGTTTAGTTTTGTTTATCGGCCACATCACTTTCCTCCCTTTCCGTTTTTCGCGCTCCCGCCCTTCGCCGCAAGCGCGGATTCCCCGGCCCGCCGTTTTCCGTACAAGATTGCGCCGTTCTTTCCACGTCTGCCGAGGTCGTACTCGATACAGTCGAGAACCGCACGTTTCAGGAAAGCGCTCAGTGGAATTAAGCCAGCGGCGTCCTTGATTGTTGCGTACTCTGTATCGCTCACTATTACTGTAATTCTCATCGTGAGCAGACATTATCACTTGTGCGCCGCGCTTGTCAATGCTAAACTTCCTCACATGAAACCGTACTACCAACACGCCGGCATCACCATCTACCACGGGGATTGCAGAGAAGTACTGCCCTCGCTGCCCGCTTCTGGCGTGGTGGTTACGGACCCACCGTACAACATTGGCTATCACTATGACGGGTACAAAGACAATCTTTCCGAGGATGAATACCGCGAGTTGATCTCGAGCACGGTTCGCTTGCCCAGCGTTGTGTTGCACTACCCGGAAGATTCTGTGGGTATTTCTTTCGCGCTTAACGAACTGCCTGAAAAGTGTGTCGCATGGACGTACAACGCAAATACGCCGCGTCAGTGGCGCATGATTTCGTGGTTTGGAATTACGCCCGACTTCTCGCGTATGAAGCAGCCGTACCTCAATCAAAACGACCGACGGATCCGCGCCTTGATGGACGGCGGTTCACTTGGAAGAGACCTCTACGATTGGTGGCATGAAGAGCAAGTCAAGAATGTCTCGGAAGAAAAGACAGAACACCCCTGCCAGATTCCGCTTTCCGTAATGCTAAAGATCTGTGGCGTTACACATTGCGGACTCGTGATTGACCCGTTTGCGGGAAGCGGTACAACGCTGGCGGCAGCACGAGCGCATGGCATAACGGCCATCGGCATAGAAATCGAAGAGAAGTACTGCGAGATAGCGGCGAAACGTCTCAGCCAAGAAGTTCTTGATTTTTCTCCTAATATCGTTCATCCTTGATTCGGGAAAAAACTCTTTGACGAGTGCGCGGTCTTCCCAACTGTAGCATCGCAGCTCCAGACTAGGCCGCGCAACTCGTCGAGTTTTGAAGTCTGCGAGTCAGGTGCTCTTTGTCACCAGATGAACTATTTTGGGTTGGCGCAAAAGGCGGCTTAGTCCGCGAGAAGCATTGGAGAAAGATGGGAGAGTCAGTGTGGCTCTTTCTCTGGTTCCTCTTAAAACAAACAAGTGTGAGTGAGAGTGGAGAAGGTGTGGTTTGTTACGGCCACCCATTCACGCGAAAGGAGATAAGCCTAGCTACAGGGTTCCCTGAGTATCAAATAAAACGCTGGACCGCTAGGTTACGACAACACAAGTACATTAGAACCGCAGAAGTCAATCCTCACGGCGTAGTGATATTCATCCAAAAAGCAAAACACAAAAACAAGAGACGCGGTACAAAGATGCACCGGGCTACTTGGCTACCCGGTACAAATATGCACCAGGTACCCGGACAGAATGGACCGTATTACCGTGAGTACAATGGAGTTAAGGTGCTCGACAAAACTCCTATTCCTAAAGACCTTTCTTACTACAACAAAGATGCGGCGGCAAAAGCTGCCGCCGTACCCAATTTCCCCGAGAT